TGTCTCGCTGCTCAAAGTAATCATGTAAGATCGATCCCTTGAATAGCCCCGCTCTTTCCACCGTCGCCCGCACCATTTTCTCGCCATTCGGCATCGTTTTTTCGCGAAAGACGTGAATCTCGTCAATCTGCGAATCGTCGGCGTACACGTTGGCGTGCTGAAGGGAGTCCAATATGGCCTTCAGCACGTTATCCACGTCCCGACGCCGCTTGTCCGGCGGAAAGATGTGGAGCGTTATAGACAGCCGTCCGTCCATTATTATTTCGCCGGGGTTAGGGAATACCGCCGCACACACGTCCTGGCGATACTTTCGGCCTTTTGCCGAAATCAAGACTCGTCCGTTGACGTATCGCCAGTAATGGTTTACGGACGGTGGATAGGGCAACGGCTTGGTAAATGTCTTCTGGCTCATTTCCGCCTCTTTGCTACGGGGAAGATGTCTCGTCCGAGGGCGCCCATGAGGCGGGAGGCCCGCTCCGCGAAAGCGCAACATTTGCCGTTTTCTATCGACCGGACGGCGTTTTCGCAGACCCCCATCGCGGCCGCGAGCTCGGCCAGCGCCATGCCTTTTTTGATGCGGGCGCGTTTGACGGCCTGACCGAATTGCCGGCGAAACGCGAGCGATTTTCTGTAAGTCATTTTCCGCACTCCATTTACGCCTTCCAGATGATTTTACCGAAAATCATTCAAGATTTTCTTGACTCCCACGATCGTTATGATACAATCACTTGCGGTCGCGGTCAAGTGGTTTTTTGGGAGACAGGGAATGTGTACCCCAAAGATGGCTGGCGAAAGAAGGATATATGTTCGGTGGGCCGTTCTCTCAGACATGGATGACTGTGTGCGGTGTTCTAGGGGCGCGGGGGTTTATCCTTGGGGCAAAAACGACTTCTTGGTATTTCTTCGCCAGCGGGGAACGGCCGCGAAGCTGGCCGAAATTGGCGGAGATTTCGGCGGATTCGTGGCTTACCAGACCACGAAGAATTTCGTTGAGTTGGTAAATTTTGCGACGGGGTTGGGGTTTCGTCGGTCTGGCGTGGCCAAAAAACTGATCGGCATGGTGGAGGATCATGCGACGAAGGAGGGCAAAGAGTTAATTGCGGCCGTGCCGGAGTCGGCCTTGTCTTGCCATCTGTTTTTGCGAGGGCGTGGTTACGTCTGCGTGAAAACGCGGCACGACGAGGATGGGGAGCGATACGTATTTTCGCGGATGATGGGTGAGTGATGGGGCGGAATGGCCCCGCGTGGATGGATGCCTAGATGGATATGGCGGAAAGGGAATCTGGTCTTGTTGGCGGGGAGGAGAGGGCTTTTGAAAAGTTCGTTAATACCCCAGCTAGATCATATTGCCGGCCAAATGTTTCCGACACTCAAGTTGATTGGCCAGGGTGATTTTCGCACGCTTCACGATTGTGTTCGGCAGATTGCAGGCACGAAGGGAATCAGATATGATCGCAACTCGCCTTTGGGTCCGATGCTACTCCTGGACTTGGCTCGACAATCTGCGAGCCAACTTCGATGGGTTAGAATGGAAGCGTGTCGGCGGTATGGGAGGACTCGTTGGCTTCGACATCCATGAGCGATTCCAAGACTACAACCGCCCGCGACAAATGGCGGCGTTGCAAACCTGCCGAGCCGCCGGATTCGTCGCCCGGCCCGGCCTGATCTGGAACATCGCCAGCCACGTTGCCAATCCCTATGCCAAATGGCTTGAGTGGACGAATCATGTAGCATGGGCCAGCCGTTCGGAGTTGCTGGGCAAGATCGCAGAATTGCAAGACCCTAAATCGCCCGGAATTTCGATCGACTTTGAAATGTACGGGAGCTTGGGCGATAAGTGCCCGCCGCTGTCGCGGGTGTTTGAGGTTTACTGCGCGTGCGAATCGCTTCAGGCTGTTGCGGGGACGAAGAGGATTTACGCCTATCCGGCCGTCCCGCAATTTCCGCAAAATGTCGCAATTGAAAAGCGGCTTCGCGATATTGTGTGGGAGGGGCAAAACCAATTCAATCTCGCCCGCAAAATCGACGATCCGGTGGCGCTGCAACGCGACCTTGACGAGATTGTGACGGAAGGGCGGATATATCAGCAATGGGGCGACGGCTTCGCTCCTGGTATCGACCAAGACCTCTTGCGGGACTGGGCTATCCCGGTGCAGGACGAATTGGCCAGGCGACTGATCGAAAACGCATGGATCTTTTTGGACCTATCGCAGGATGACGCCTTGCAATTTGGTACGGTTGAATGGCGGACGCGCCCGCGCGAGCCAATCGCGCCGCCTGATCCGGCCTGGATGGGCTTGATGGCGTTCGACGTAGATGTCTCGAAATTTGCGATCGGGCCTTGCGTCGCCTTTGCTCCGTCGGCTGGCTCGACCGCGCCAGTGTTTAACGCTACCGTCTTGGCGAACGTGGTCGAAGAATATGCGCCTATCCTGCGCAGATTTCTCAGGTTCGACGGCACGCAAGGCCAGGGTTTCCGCGCCGGATTCTCCCGGCAATTGTCGAACAATTACACTCTGGCGTTCGTCGGCCGGCTGCCAGACTGGCGGGCCAACGATGGTACGGGTTGGCAATTGGGGCCGTTTCGGCTTTACGTGTCGCAGTCGCCATCCGCACGATGGAACTGGGGCGCGACATGGGCGGCGGCTGATAATGATCGGCATGTCGTGGTCTGCGAGCAGTCGGTATCGGCCGGCAAGACCAAGCGGTCGATTCTGATTGACGGCGTGCTGGCCGGTACGAGCGAATTGACGCCGGAAGCGCAGCCTGACGGGACGATGTGTATTGGAAATACCGACGGCATGACGAGCCGGCCATGCCGTACGGAGCTTGAACGATTGACCGTGTGGGAGGGTGTTGACCGGGCGAAGTCGTTGGACATCGCCAAGCGATACTGTGCATGGCATCAGGTGAGGTGGAGGGGCGAGCAGTGACCAGCGTGGCGAGCTTGCTTGTGCTGGCGTTTTGTTTTGTTGGTGTCGTGGGAATGTATGCCGGATTGGTGTATGTGATCCTGTACGGAGGGAAGCGGTAACGCGAATGGGGAAAACGGATTTTCTCTCTCGAAAGGAGGGAACGAGTGTTGGCCGGAAGGCGTCACAGCCGATTGCGTGGGTGATGGTGAGTGAGCTTGCCGCAATGCTTAGGGTTAGCCAAAGCACGCTGTATAAGATGCTGAGGGACGGTCGGCTTCCTGTACCATCAAAGGTTGGCGGGAAGAAAAAATGGTATCGGTCGGAAATTGAAGAGTGGGAAAGGATGGGTCGGCCATCAGCGCAGGAGTTTGATGCCGATATTGAAAGACGGCAATTGAAGATGATGCGGCAGTTGACTCCGATTTTGGGACGCGAAAAATTTACTGGCGCGAAAATTCAAAAGAAATACTAGGGCGAGGCGGGCATGGATCGACTGACGCATTCTTTGGGCGCGGTGAATCAAAAAACGATCAGCGGCAGGGACTATCACGTCCTGGCGTCGCTCATGCGTGGCTACGATGCGCGGTGGTCGGCTGAGCACAGCAATTATGTTGTCGAAGAAATCGAAAACGAGTTCTGTCACAAGATCAGAAACCCTAAAACCGGCTACCCGCTCAAGGGCCTTTGGCACGCCGGCAAGATTGACGGCTTGGTCAAGTATGGCGAAAAGCGGTTCCTCTTGGAACACAAAACCACGTCCGAAGATATTTCCGATGCGGATGCGGTTTATTGGCGCCGGCTGGCTATTGACAGCCAAATCAGCGGTTACATGTTGTCGTTGTGGGATCGCGGAATTGAGGTTGATGGGACGGTTTACGATGTGATTCGCAAGCCGTCGATCCGCCCGCGACGGCTGACCAAAGAAAACAAGGCTGAGATTCAGTCGGGGAGTTATTTCGGCCGGTGCCTTGATGGTCGGAAAATCAATCAGTACCTCGAAATGGAATCGGAGGACGATGAGCTTTTTTCCTTTCGTCTCCTAGCGGACGCGATACAAAATCCGGCGAATTACTACCAGCGAAAACAGATTGTCCGCACGCGACAGGACTTGGCGGAGTACGCCCAGGAGCTTTACCAGATTGGCGGACAGATTCGCGAATCGAAGCAGAGCGGCGTTCATTTTAGAAACTCATCGGCTTGCACGCAATTTGGCTCGACGTGCGAATACTTGCCCTTGTGTTGCGGCTACGATTCGTTTGGTTCCGACTCATGGCAGCGACGGAAAAGGGCGCACGCTGAGCTTGGCGACAGCACGAACGATCTTCCTGATCGCGAAATTGTTGTCACGGGCAGCCGGCTGAAAACCTTCTTGGCCTGCCGCCGCAAGGACCATTATCGTTATGGGTTACGGATCGAAAAGGCGGATGGGGAGATAAGCGAAGCATTGAGTTTCGGGGCGGCCTTCCATGAAGCTTTGGCTGCATGGTGGTCGTATGGCGTGAGTGGGTTAGGACTAGAGGCTGAAGGACAAAAGGAGCCTAAAAATGAGCACGGGGAAAATGCCGGGATCGGCGAGTCGGTCGCTGAGCCTGGCGGATGCGATCAAGAAGCCGACGAGGAAAGCTCCAAGTTTTTTAGTTTTGCACGCGGTTGAGGGATTCGGCAAAACGTCGTTTGCGGCGTTCTCGCCGAATCCGATTTTTCTGACGACGGAAAGCGGCATCGAAACGCTGATCCACAGGGGAAGGTTGCCGGAGACGGCGCACTTGCCAAGGGTGGCGAGATGGCGCGATGTGCTGGGGTTGGTCGATGAGTTGGCGTCGTCGCAGCACGATTACAAGACATTGGTGATCGATACGCTAAACGGGGTCGAAAAACTGTGCCACGAGCACGTCTGCGGCCGTGACTTCAACGGCGAATTCAATGAGAAGGGCTTCTTGGCTTACGCTCGTGGTTACGAGGTCGCTACAAGCGATTGGAGGGAATTTCTGATCCGGCTTGAGAAAATCAAGGACGTCGGCATGGGGGTGGTCGCGCTGTGTCATACTCGCATCGCCAATTTCAAAAACCCCGAAGGCCCCGACTACGATCGCTACCAAGCGGATCTTCACGCGAAAACATGGTCGCTCACGCATAAGGCGGCGGACGAGGTTTTGTTCGGCAACTTCGCCGTGAACGTGGATCGCGACAAAAGAGGAGACAGGGCGAAGGCCCGGAGTGGAGGTGAACGGGTTCTCCACACGGAATGGTCGGCGGCTTACGACGCGAAGAACCGCTATGGCCTGCCGGCGGAAATCGACGTTTCTTCGACCGGAAAATACGAATTCGAGGGCAAGGAGGCTTGGGAAAACTTTCTTCAGGCCATCAAAGAAAGCAAAAAGAAGGACGGTGAGTGATGTACGAACAGGGCGCCTACGACGCGACGGTGATGTCGCAGGGCTTCGGCAAGAGCGAGAAGAGGGGGACTCCCTATTTCTGGCTCGAAGTGGAGCCGTTCGCGCTGATCGACAAGTACACGGGCGAGAAGAAGGAGGTCGGGCGGCAACCCCGGACGATCTACGTCTACATCACAGAAAAGACGATCGAATTCGTTGCCGAGAACTTGGCGGCGATCGGGTACAATGGGTCATCGTTTTCCGATCTTGACCCAGTGAATGAAGGTCACCATTCCTTTGTCGGTCAGGAGATTCGTGCTTACTGCAAGCACGAGGAATACGACGGGGACATGCGCGAGAAGTGGCAGATTTCCGGCGGCGGTGGACCCTCGCATGAACCGTTGGGCAAGTCGGCCCAAATGGCGATCGACAAACTGTTCGGCAAACATGCGAAGGCCAATCGGCCAAGCAAGAAGAACGGCAAGGCCGCCGAATCCGCTGTGGTTAACCCCGAAGAGGAGTTGGAATTTTAACCGTGGAGGCCAAAAGGGTGTTGGTTGTGACGCGACTGGTCGGGCAGGAGATTGACATTCTGACTGATCCGCCAGTGAAGATCAAATTCCTGCGGAGCAGTGGGCTGGGGAAGATCAGTCTTGGTATTGATGTCGATTCGTCAATCCAGGTGTTTCGCCACGAAATTAATCCGTTCGTGGCAGGAAAGGAAACGAAAGAGCATGGCGAATAAGAAGTTGCTTGGGGGTCAATCAGCCCTGCTTCCTGTGGCGGACACCCTGAAGTCGTCAAGGTTGCAAGAAGCGATGGAGATTGCTGTAAAAATGGTACTTTTGCGGCTTTTGTCGCTGGAAATTTTTGATCTTCATTAGGGGCGGATGCTCCTCCTCTGGGCATGACGCCCTCAATCATGTCTCTGCCGTGTCCCTCGCGACCGAGCTTTTGCCTTGGTCGCGGGGGATTTTAGTTGACAGCCATAGTTCTCCTTGATAGCCTTACTTTGGGGAGGGTTCTCATGGGCAACGCCGTCGCAAAGCCTGGGTGGATTCGGATTTCGGAGGCCGCGAAATTGGCCAGCGTTAGTAGGCAATCTGTCTACAAGCGGATCGAAAAGGGCCAGTTGCCGGCGAAAACAGAATACGCCGACAATCGGAAAATTATGTTTGTGCGAGCGAATGAGCTTTTGGCTTGGGCGAACTTTCGGAGAGAAAAGAAATGAATGACGAGCTTTTGACGAGACTGGTGGCGTGGGTGTACGCGATGGTCGGTGTGGCCGATCCGACGCCGAAGCTGGTCTCGGCGACAAAAAGCCTGATTCTGGCCATCTTCGGCTTCGTGGCCGCGCTGGCCGGTGGTTACGAATTAGGTGTGTTCGACACAGCCCAGCCATTCTTTGGTGCGGTTGCGGCCGATCCGGGGGTTGTGGGACGGGCCTACGGCTCGGGCGCGTTGATGGCGGCAATCTTCAGTTTCGGCGTGAACTTGCTGCTCAAGATCCTTTCGAGGTGATAGGCGTGGCCGAAGCGTCCATTACCGGCCTTGTGCCGTATATCTACAACGCCAAAATCGTTCGCGTTATTGATGGTGACACGATTGAGGTTGATACCGACCTCGGTGATGGGATCTGGAAGCACAAGGAAAAAATTCGGCTCTACGGCGTGGACGCGCCAGAGCTTCGAGGGCCGGCGAAAGAGGCTGGCCTTGAGGCTAAAGAGTGGATGGCGACGAAGCTTGTTCCGGGGACAATGGTTCTGATCCGGTCGATCGAAAAGCCGGAGAAATTTGGTCGGCGGTTGGCGTCGATGTGGGTGCCGGGCGACGCGGAAACGATTTCCGCTCAACTGATAAAGGCCGGCTTGGCAAGGAGTTATTTCGGTGGCACTCATGGCCCTGCATAGCCTGTTTCTGGTTCTCGCCATCGATATCGTAGGGCCGTCATCGGTCCCCGTTGGCGATCTGTTCGAGCTTCGCGCAGGCAAGACGGCGCAAGCCTACGCATGGTTGGTGGTTCCCTCCAAGACGTTTTTTCAGGCTGATGGCGGCTCCAGAATCGCTTTTGCGTCGGGCAAGCCTGGGCTTTACACGTTCGTCTTGGCTGCGATCGTGGACGGAAAAGTTGAGATTCAGCCGCATATTGTTTCTGTCGGTGACGCCCCTCCTGGCCCGCAACCCCCAAATCCTCCTCCGGTCCCTGTGCCGCCTGGGCCTATTCCCCCCAGGCCACCCGATCCCCCGGCGCCGCCGGTTCCGCCCACGCCGACGGCGCTGGGGGTTTCGCGAGTCGTGTTCGACGAGGCCATGAAGTTGTCGCCGGAGGCAAAGGCAAAGGCTCCTGATTTGTCTGCGGCGTTCGATTCCTTGGCGGCGGCGATTTCGGCCGGGACGCTTTCCGGCTTGGCGATCGGCAAGGAAACGCGGGCCAAATTCAACGAAGCGGTTGGCGACAGGGCAGCGGAATGGAAGGCTGTCGATAAGGCGGTACAAGCAAAATTCCGCTTGCTTGTCGCGGAAAAGAAACTGCAAAATACGGATGACCTCGCGGCGGCTTACCGAGAGGTCGCCGGAGGGCTGGCCAAGATAAAGTAGGGGGTAAGCCATGCGGGATATGCCATCATTCATGGCGCAAAACCGGCCAGAAAAGGTGAAGGAAATTTTCGCTGCGATGGCCAGGGAACATCCCGAAATGCCGGCTGCGATGAAGGCCAGGATCGCATCGCGACAAGGCAAGCCGGGCAAACAAAAACAGGGTCCGCCATACAAGGCGGAATTGGCTCTCAAGAAGGCATTAACCGATTAGTGGAGACTCCTGTGTTGACGAAAAGCGAAATGTGGGGAAACAGGATCGCGAAGAATAATCCGCTTGTGGCGGATCTTGACCCCGTTTTACTCGCGGCGATTATTTCGGCGCTGCTGCCGCTGATCGGCAAAATCTGCAAGTTTCAGAACGAGCCTACGAAGGCCAAAGAAAAGGCTGCCGTGTTGATTCTTCGTGGCGAAATGAAACCTCCTCTCAAGATCCGGCGAGAAATGCGACGGCAGGGGCTGAAAGACACAGACAAGCAAGACAGAGTGTGGGTTGCGATGATGACCGACGCGGCTAATCAGCCGGACGTTGAGTTTGAGAAGGTGGCGGCGTCGATCAACTGGACTGAGGATTGACAGTGAGATACCGCGACGATGATGGCCGGATGACGAATGGGCTGAAAATCGCCCTTGGCGGTTTTGCGGCCACTGTCACGATTGCGATTGGTGTTCTTGTTTGGTCGGTGATCGGTGTCCAGAAACAGGTCGCCGACATCCAGCGTCAAATTCTGTCTACTGATACGGCCCCTCAAGAGTTGATGGGATGGGCCGGCAAAGAGGCGTTCGAGGCCCAATTGCCGGCGTTGGAGCAAATGACGCCGGCGTTTGAGATAATTGGCGCTCCTCGCGACAACGCCAAGAAGGTCGTCAATCTGTGGGATGCCGAGAGGCAACTGCTTGGCTCGACAATCCCCGCCATGCAACAACTCGTCGGCGATTGTGTCGGCGCCGGGGCCAAGCAAGCTGTCGAACGCCTGCATTGTTCACAGGCGATAACGGAAGGGTCGAACACCTATAAGGAGGTATTCGAGGCGTATCATTACGCCTGCGGCCGAAACGCCCCTGAGTGTGGCAACGGACGGCTAAATAAAGGCCGAGAGCCTTGGTCTGGTTCTATCGGTGGCTGGCAAGCGCTGGCGCTGAAGAATTATGGCGTCCTCGCGCAAGACGCTGAGGCCGAGGACGGCGAAACACTACCCAAATACTCGCTGGCCGTCATCAAGTCGTGGGCGGTAAAGATGCCCGCCACGAAATGGGTAAATGTCGGCCGACAGTATCCAGTCAAAACAATTGCCCGCGTCAAAACCGCTGACCAGATTCGCGATGCGATTTGTTCCGGCTATCCGGTAACGATCGCGAGCGATTGCGGCTTTTCGATGCAACCGCAAATCCAAAACGGCAAACTCGTCAACTTCCGAAACGGCGTTTGGAAACACCAGATGTGTGTTCTCGGCTACGATGGCGCTGGACAGGGTGGTCCCTATTGGTATATCCTAAATTCGTGGGGACCGAAAGCGCATGGGACGCCGGTGGACAATTCTCCGGCGGGAGGGTTTTGGGTGACGAAACGGGACATGGACTACATCGCCGCGCAGGATTCATGGGCGTTGTCTGACGCCGAAGGGTTCCCGGCTCGCGATTGGCAATTTGTTGATGGGCGATGGGGCTGGCATGGGAAAAATTCTGATTTGGCAATGGCGGCATGGTTGCAAGGCGACGCCGTTCGGCTATGTCTCGCATTGGCATTGTGATTGAGGCTATTGGGGAGCTTAACTATGAGAACGTTCTTTTTGGTGTCGCTTGTCTGTGTCTCGCTGCTCTGTGTTTCTCTCGCCGCTTCCGCCGATGATTGGCAATTCGGCCTTCCGCCAAGCGATGCGGTCGCCGTCAAGGCTCGTGGGCTGTCGATCACCTCGTCTGCCCCTGACTGGCAATTCGGCCTTGCGCCACCGTCAAGGATGGACTACTCGGCGGCATACCAGAAGGTAGTCAACGAAGGGTCAAAGCCTTGTTTGGTTGGCGTCGGCCTGACGGAGGACCAGAAGAAGATAGCCAAGAGGGAGGCGGACGAGCACCGGCTTGGTTTCGCGGTCGCTGGCTCGCTGGAAGGGTTTGGCGCGGGACTTTACGTACTGTCGAAGTCGCCGAACGGCGGCGGGATCTTGGTTCCGTACCCATCGCGATCAAAGCCTGTTCCGGTTATGGTATGCCCGAATGGCAGGTGCAATTTGGTGGTTGGCCCATAAGCCGTGTGCCGCCGAGCGACGAGACGGAAGCCTGGCTTCTCCGCTTTGCTCGACCATCGTGACGCCGGATGGTAGGCGACGATCGGCGGCGGGCGTCAAAATTTCCCGGCGACCCTCTACCGCATTGCGGATACGGTCATAATGGCCGGGATTATCGCCGATGGGCAGGTGCTCACGGGAGACTCATAACCTCCCAGGGCCGGTTCAAGTCCGGCATCGGCAAATAGGCCGCTAAGGATAGCGGTTATGGCTGGAGTGATGGATGCTCCCGTTTTTCCGTAATCGGCACGCTTCGACGATCGCGTCGCCTCCTGGAGTCACGCTAGCTTCGTCGTGGCCCGGCGCGTCTACCGACTACCTCAAGATCGCCAATGCGAATTTTGGCCTGGCTGGCTTGGCGATATGGCACGCTTGCGGATGGGTCCGATTCAATTCGGTGGCGGCGAACCCGGCAACGATCATTCCGATTATTGGCCAGCACGAAAACAATACGGCCGATGACTCGTTCACGCTGGTCAATTGCCACGACGGATCGAATAGCCTGTTGTGTTTTCAGCTTACTTACGATAACGGTTCCGAGATTCCCATATTGGTCACGTCCAGTGTGTTCGCTAGCAGTTTTGGCGCAATTGCGGCGAGCACGTGGTATTTTTGGGACATCGCCTATGACGGCACAATCCCTGTCGTAAGAATCAGAATCAACGCCGACACAGTGAACGGCACGGATACCGTTACGCCGGCAACCACTGGCGTGACTGCCACGTCGCCGCACGATTTGCTTTTGGGTATTTGGTCTGGCCTTTTGCCGATCACGCCGTTTGCTGGGCGGCAAGCTTCGGTTGCGTTTCGGACGGGATCGTGGTGGTCGGATTTGGACATCGACTACCTTTACAATGGCGGGTGCGGCATCCTGTACGCCAACGTCGATACGGCGAACCACCCCAACATTTTCACTGGCTTGTACACATGGCACGACCTTAAAGAGGCTAGCGGAACGCGAGTCAATTCGCAGGGCGTGTCGGCGCGAGACATGCTGCAAGTCGGGACAATCAGCGGCGCGGCGGGGCCATGCTAATGAGCACAACTCGTGCCCCCGTCCAAGGCGCTGCGACACCGGAAGACATTGAGGCTGGCCGCGCAAAGCTGATGGCGAGAGACGCGCTGAACGCCGCGATTTCGTCAATCAGCGCGGGAGGCTACAAGCCCGACTGGCTGACGGAAGCCATGTACTCGTCGATCGGCGGCAAGGACGGATTGATTTCGACCATGCAAAGCCTGATGGCGTCGGAAAAGGATTTCATCCGTCTGCAAGCCATGAAAATGGCGGTTGCGGTGTTTGAGCGAAGCGAGGACCGTAATCACGATTCGCGCAAAGAAATGACCAAGGCAATGATGGGGACCGATGAATGGAAAGAACGGTTCCGCGAGACGGTCATCAGGATGCTGAATCAGCAACCCGCCGAAGTCGATTTATCAACTCAGCCACAAGACGCGGTGGACGTGGAGACGATCGAATAATGTGGTCGGCGGAAGAATTTGAGAAGCTTGAGGCGGAGGCCCGAAGGGAATTCGGCCTTGTCGGCGGCAAGGTTGACGCCGAGGATCTGCGCCGCGAATTCGACAACATCTTTCGCGAATGGATGGATCATCAGCAATGCGGGCTGAATTGCTACCGGCCTACGGCTAGCCAACTTGAGTTTCACGAATCGCCGGCGAAAGAGCGAATCCTGATCGGGTCGAACCGATCGGGTAAGACGCTCGCCTCTTGCGCCGAATTGGCAATGGTGGTTACAGGCCGCAATCTTAACGGGGTTCCGTTTCCTAAAAAAAATGGGATTGTCCTGATTGCCGGGCTGGATCTGTTCCATTTGTCGACGACGATCTGGCGCAACTTGACGATGCCGGGGGCGTTTCACGCGATTTGGGACAAAAACGAATTGTGTTTGCGGCCGGTGAAACCGGATGACGAGAAGGATCGACTACGGCGGGCGGAATGGATTCCTTCTCCACCGTTTTTGCCTCGCCATTGGTTCAAGTCAATCGCGTGGGAAAATCGCGCCCAGGGCATTCCCCGCATGGCAACAATCAGGGAGAACGACTGCGAGTTGCGGCTCTACTCGTCGAAGGGTGAGCCGCCCCAAGGGTTCCGAGTCGATTACGCCTGGTTCGACGAAGAGATGGAACACGAACAGTGGTACAAGGAGGTTGTGCGCGGCATGACCGATAATCCGAACGCCCGGTTTGTCTGGTCGGCGACGCCGCAAGTGTCATCGCCTGACCTGTTCGACTTGCATATGCGGGGTATCGATCGCTCGAATCCGCATGTGTCCGAGCACTTCCTGCATATCCAGAACAATCCCCATATTGCGGAGGCCGACAAGCAATGGTTTCGGTCTACGCTGCGGACGCCGGAGCAAGTTTCGGTGCGATGGGACGGCCAATTCCAAATGCACAGCCGCAAGGTCTACCCGGAGTTTCGGGAGGACTTGCATGTCATCGACCCGTTTCCGATTCCGGTCGAATGGCGTCGCGACTTGGCGCTTGACCCAGGATACCAGACGGCGGCGGTGGTGTTTATCGCCATTTCGCCGGAGGGGATGATTCACGTCTATGACGAGCTTTACATCAAATACGCGACGGCGAAAATTGTTGCCGAGCAAGTCGCGATGGTTATTGGCCCTTACCAATTCCAACGATTTCTGATAGACTATCGCATGGGACGCCAAACCCAAATGACTGATGGACGGTCATACGAGTGGCATTACTCGGAGGCGTTTCGCGAGAAAAGGATTTCGAGTGTTGAGACAGGCCACGGGTTTGCGTGGGGATCGGACAACGTTCCGTCGCGGGAGGAATCCTTGCGGCGATGGCTTGATGGCCGAATCAAATTTCATCGCGGGAAAACCCCCAACCTCCTCTACGAATTCGGCGAACAGTTTTACCAAAAGAATTCGGCCGGATTGGTCACGAATAAGCGGATGGGTGTTCGCGATCACGCGGTTACCTGCCTCGAATACTTGGCGGCGTCGAACCCGGCGTACATTCCGCCACCGAAGGGCAGAAAACGGAAAAATCCGCTTGAGCGACGGAAGAAGTTCTGGCGGGATATTCGCCGGGCGGCCGGCGAGGACGACAAATTTGTGAGCCTCAGTTAGGAGAGAGAAGTGAGCGAAAGCAAGTTCAAGTTTCCCGTGTTGAAGGTTGGCGATTTGGTCGGCTATCGCCGGCGGCGAAACCACGAAGGGTTTTGCGTGGCGATGGTTAAGGAGGTCAACGCCGAAACAATCGCGGTGACGGTGTTCCCCAATGGCGGGATCGCCGCGATGGAAGAAGGGGTCCGCCATGAGGATGATCCGTTCTTGCAGCGGGTCGATTTTCAGGAGAGTCGATGTTTCTTCGAGCTGCCGCAAACGGTCGCGATCGGCGAATTGATCGAATTGCTGCCGACGCTGCGGCGGATGTGTGAGCAGTACAAGAAGAGCGCGGCGAGTAAGTCTGCGGTTGCCTGATCGTTTCGACAACATGGACGGGACTAGGTGGAAGGATCTGCCTTTGAGCCGGATGATCCATTCAAATGGCTCGCCAATTTGTGGCTCGAAAAAGTAGAGATCGCGCGCAAGTACAAGCAGTCGGTTTTCGGCGAAGACGCCGACGAAATCACCCGTTTGTACTCTGGCTCGCACGATTTTATCTACGATGAGCGATACATCAAAACGTCGCCGGGGATGCGAGTCACTCCCGGTTCCGACGACGAAACCGGTTTGCGCCCAACGTTCGGAATGACGGTCAATAAGGCCGCCGAATTGGTGCAAATCTACGGGCCGGTCCTTTACCACCGAAACCCAGTCCGCACCGTAACGCCTCGACAAGTTCCTTCCGACGCCATTGATTCGTTGGCGTCGCTCGACCCCGCGCTGGCCCAGTTCGTGATGCAGGGCGCCTCTCGCACGATGGGTGTCAGAAAAATTCGCGCCGCCCTCATGCAAGCGGTCCTGAACTACACGCCGAATGAATTGCCGGGTGGTGGCCTGAAGTCTCACGTTCGCGCCTCGATCGTTGAGGCGCTGCTCAAGGGCCGGGGATGTTTGTGGACCGAACTTTATGTTTCGCCATCGGGAGCCAGTCAGATTGTCGGATCGTTCTATGATTCGGTGGACAATCTGTTGATTGATCCTGACGCCACTTCGATGCTCGATGCCAAATGGATCGCTCGCCGTCACATTCTTCCCGTCTGGCAGGCTGAGGACGAATACGGTTTACCTCGCGGATCGCTCAAGGCTCATGCTGAGTCTTACGATTCGCTGGCCAGGTCGAATACCGACTACGGTGCTGCGACGAAACGCCGGATGGGGCAAACAAACGACCTGGTATGCCTCTATGAAATTTTCTCCAAGATGGGGATTGGAGACCAACTTGCCGGGTCGCAAACGGAGAGCGAATACCGGACGCAAGCCCGCCAAGTGATGCGGGACCGATTCGACCAGTTCGGGCCTTTTGTTCGCCTGGTCGCGTGCAAGGGCTGCAATTACTTCCTCAACATTCCGCCGTCGTCGCGTTCGGATGACGAGGAAATTGGCTCTCGTTTGGCGTGGCCGATTCCTTTCTACCAAGATGGCGAGTGGCCGGTTTCCTGTATCGACTTCCACCTGAATCCGAATATTCCGTGGCCTATTTCGCACCTGAATTTCGCCCGTGGCGAAATGAAGTGCATGGATTGGGTGGCCAGTTTCATCATGGGCAAAATCCGCACGACTTGTCGAGACTTCGTGGCAGTGATCGAAGCGGCCGACGAAGAAATCAAGCGGACGATCCAGTATGGTTCCGACTTGTCGATTCTGTCGCTGAAGGGATCGACGCACAAGACTATCAGCGAAATGATCCAGTTCTTACAGCATCCGCCGATGAATGGCGATCTGTTGACAGTATTCAATCTGGCGGAATCTCTTTTTGAGAAGCGGACCGGCCTTACCGACCTTGCCTACGGCATGTCTCCGCACCAATTCCGATCGGCGGCGGAAAGCCAATTGAAGGGGGATGCGACGAAGGCTCGTCCCGACGATATGGCGAGCAAGGTGGAAGACTGGATGACGGCCTGCGCCAGGAAAGAGGCGATGGCGAACCGATGGCTGATGAAGGCCGAGGACATCGCGCCGTTGCTTGGCCAGGAATTCGCCGTGCTATGGATGCAATATGTTTGGTCCGCCAGCATTGATGAAGTGGTTCGGGAGCTGGATTACCGTGTCGAAGCGGGTAGCGCGAGAAAGCCGAATCGGGACTGGGAGGCATCAACACTTGACGAGTCCGCCCATGTTCTTTTGCCTGCTCTTCAGCAGCTTTGGCAAATGGGGAACCCATTGCCCTTCAATGCGTGGATCAGCAAATGGGCGCAATCGCGAGACATGGACCCAACCCCATTTTTGGTTGGTCCGCCTCCCCCTCCACCACCTCCACCACCGCCACAAGCTCCTCCACCAGAGGCGCAACAATCATTGCCGCCAGCGGCTCCGCCCGCCGCTGGTCCGCCACCGGTTGCCCCGCCATTGTTGCCACAAGAATTAGAGGCGATGCTGGCCCAGCAATTAGCAATGAATGGCGGCGGATTGTCTACCGGAATGGCTCCTGCTCCGCCAGTGGCGATGGCGCCTACTGGATTGCCGGCGCTGCCGCCTGGGCTTGAGGACATCATTATGGGGGGTGGAATTCCGCCGATCCTATGACTTTTCCTGTCATTAGCGAAATCGAAGAAATCCAATCGGCCTATGTGGTGATGCGGAAAGCGGGCGAGAGCCACAACATCGCCGAAATATTGGCCATGCGGATTACGCCCGGACTTCGCGGAACAGAACGGATGTTCTTCGAGGGCCATTGCAACGGCAATCAGTTTGCTATGGATTCCAACGCTGGAAAGAAATTCAAGCGGGCGGCAAAGCGGGCTGGCGTGGATACGACCGGCGCGGTGTATGTCGGCGGATTGGCCGATTATCCTGGCGACCCGAAGGCCTGGGTAAAGGATACTTCCGACATCAAGCGAGTTCTCAAAGAGCGGAATTGGTCGGCTCGTGGCGCCGTGAATCACAAGGCCCATGACGAAGCTCTCACGGGGTTCGTGCCGATTGCGGACGACATTGTGGACCGGGAAACGGCCAAGGAAATCGCAATCGATCCCGGCAAGAAGGCAAAGATCAAACAGGTTCGCGAGGAGGTCAAGGATCGGTTGACGCCAAGTTGGAAAAAAGGTGGTTGACAGCCCTTGACGGGGTAAGCAGTTAGTAGAAAATGAGACTAGAGCCACAAGGAAGGTGTTATGGCTGACGATACCGCGCCATTGGATGGCGCGACGAATAACGATGGTCAAGGCGCGGCAGCGCCGTCGCAACCGAACATTCCGGTCGCCGATGTGCAGGCCGGAATGGACGCGGATTCCGGCGGCGGCGCTTCGCAACCGCAAGGTAGCGCCGAACCGCAAAGCAGCGTCGGGCTTCGCGACATTGCCCGTCAACATTACGGGTTCGACTTCGCGACCCAGTTCGGTTCCGATGATGAGTTTTTCTCGTCGCTTCTGAATACGGCCCGCGATTACCAGTCCCGGCAAAACGATTTCGCGATTGCCGAGCAAGTTCGCGGCAACTGGGACGCCTACCAAGAATTCCTCCGATCGCAGCAGAAGGCCCAGCAGGCTGCGCCGCAGGAAAAGGGATGGTGGGACCCGCCCAAGTATGATGTGTCGCTCGACAATCAGATGCGGACCGATGCCAACGGTACGATCCGGTTCACGGATGGGACGATTGTTCCACCGGAAATCCTGAATCAGCGGATTGCGTATCATCGGTACACCGCCAAGTGGATCGACGATCTTCGCCACAACCCGCAAAAGGCCATGGCGCCCATCTTGGAGTCGTTTAAGCAGGAGCTTCGTGAGGAGTTCCGTAAGTCTCGCCAAGAGGAGCATCGCCACCAGAGTGCGTCTGGCATCCTGAATCAGAACGCTCATTGGCTCTATGCCGATCCCGACCGCGAACGACTGACGCCGGTGGGCGAGTTGTACCAGAGACATATTGAAGTCGCTCGCGACATCGGAATCACCGATCCTGTTGCCAAGGACCGGTACGCCCAATCCATGATGGAGTTGGAGTGGGCACGGAATCAGCTTCGTTCTTCGCAAGCGGCGACGGCGCAACCGACCGATCAGGGCGAAGTGGAGAAACAGCGGTTTTTGGCTGCAAGCCGAAAGCCAAGGAATGGGACGAGCGCGGGATACGCCAACTCGCCCCGAAGAGAAATCAACAGCGGAAACCTTGGCCAAATCCTGGCTGAGGCTCTCAAGGATGTTGACAAGCCGTGGTAGGTTTGTGATTCGTTGACACGGAGGAAGTGATATGGTAAGCTGGGCCAGAATCGTTAACACGACGATCACGAACTATCTGCGGGATACCCAGCCCGCGATTCTTCGCAATCGCGTCTTGACGGGGCTGCTGGACAAGAAGGGCCGGTACAGTTTCAACAATTCCGGCGCCGACTTCGAGTGGAAGATTCATTACAGGCGATACCAGGCCAACCCGTATGAGGACTACGGGCTGACCGTGTTCACTCGTAAGGATCGGATCAAGTCGCCGCGTCTCGACTGGCGCAGCTACGAAATCAACGATTCGGTGAGCGACTGGGAAAAGCTGAAGAATCGCGGCACTGAAGCGATCGTGAAGTCGTTCGAGAACATGGGCAAGTCCCTGGCCGACGATTTCGCCGAGTTTTGGGCGACTGAGCTTTACGTCGACGGCAACGCTGCCGGAAACGAAAACCGGATTCACGGCGTTGGTTCGTTTCACGGCAACACGCCGGTCGCGGGCCAAAAGTTCGCGAACCCGAACGACACCTACGCCGGGCTTGCCACAAACCTTGGAACCTACGGCGGTTCCGGCCCAAACTGGCCCGACGGGAAGGTCGATTATAACTACGATTTCTTTTCGCCGGTCGTCATCAACTATATTGCGGCGCCCCCGACAGGGTTCAGCAATGCGACGCCAAGCTGGAAGAATAACTGTATCGAAGCTCTTCGGTACGGCATTTCGGCCAGCCAGCGCGACAACCGCAAGGATGTCAAGCTAGACGTGATTTTGATGGGAAGCTCGATGTACCGCGACTTCCTCTCGCAGTTGGATTCCAAGGAGCGAATCCAAATCCAGCGCGGCGAGATGAATGACGTCGTGGCGCTCGGCTTCACGGAGTCGGTCAACTTTGAGGGCGTCCCGATCACCTGGGAAGTCGGCTGTGGTGACGGTGACACGACCAAGGCGTTCGGCTTCACGGTTTCCCAAATGGAAATTATGTGCATGAACGACCAGTTGTTCAAGATGGGGAGCGAGTACCCGTACTACGACCCGTCGCGCAAGTCTTACGTGGTGTCGGTGGACTTTTACGGCAACGCGAAATTCCAGTCGCCGCGCCATTTCCCGTTGTGGGACGATCTGATTAACTAAGGAGGTGATTCATGGAGAGTTCGGATCTTCCCTTCGAGATTGGTTCGACTTTCTTCAACGGAACGTCGATCATCGCCGACGTGAACAAACTGAACCTTGGCGCCGAATTCCAAGTGCCGGACTCGAAGTTCGGCCTTGCGACCGGCCGGCTAGTCACGGTGCGGATGGTGCGGAACACCTCCGGCGGGACGCTGTATCCCAGTCTTGGCGTCCACTTCGACGAAACCGTTTCGAGCTACCCTTACGGAACGGCCGTCGGTGGAAGCCCTGGCGCTGGTCACAGTTTTTCAACCACAAAACCGATAGGGATTGTCGATCCAGCATTGCCGGCGGCTGGCGTGGCCAACAATGACATCTTCTGGATTGTTGTCGAAGGCCCAGCCATGGGCAAGACCGGCCATACGATTGCTCCGGCGATCGCAGTTGGCGATCTTGTTCAGGCGTTTTCGACCACATCCGGCGGAACGACTGGCAATGGCGCTGGCGCTGTTGGCCGATTCACGTCAATCGCCCAAGGAGCTACAACCGGCGCGATCGACCAACTTAATTCTTTGTGGGGTCGGGCCATGAGCGCGGCGACAACCAACAACACACATACGCTGACGCTCATCGATCTGAAACGGACGTTCGGGTAAGACACCGAGGGCTGGGGCGGAATGGAATCCGCCCCTGGCCTTCGACCCTTTTGGAGCCATTCGTGAAAGAGCAATATCGGGTCATGGTGGCCCGCTTCCCTGGCAACAATTCTGAGCATCCCGCTTCGAGCGAATACGCGGCCAATTTGCGGCTTCGGCTTCGTGATGATCCGCGGGTAGAGAGCGCCGACAGTTGGTATCTGGCCGACACACCGATCACCATGACCCGCAACCGGTGTGTGCAGGACGCCATCAAGGCCGGCATCGACATCCTGGTGATGATCGACAGCGACATGGCGCCAGACATTATCGGTCACGCCGAAAAGGCGTTCTGGCCCGACGCGTTCGATTTCATCCGATCGCGGTGGAATCACTGCCCGACTATCGTCGGCGCGCCCTACGTCGGCCCCAGGCCGTCGGAGAACATCTACGTGTTTCGGTGGAGAACCAAGCTGTCTGATTCCCTTGATCCGCACTTCTCGCTTGAGCAATACACGCGGGAAGAGGCTGCGATTCGATCGGGAGTTGAAGAGGTTGCGGCGTTGCCGACCGGTCTTGTGGCCATCGACATGCGGCTGTTCACAGGCTTCAAACATCTGGTGACCGGCGAGACGGTCAAGATGAAGTCTCCGTACTTCTACTACGAGTGGAAGGACGAGACGCAGAGCGACAAGGCATCGACCGAGGACGTGACATTCACGCGGGACGCCAATCTGCTGTTTCGCGCGGCCGGCATCGGTCATGTTTGCTATTGCAATTGGGATTCTTGGGCGATCCACATGAAATTGACGCCGTGCATGAGGCCCAAGGTGATTTCGAGCGAGTCGGTTAGCGAACAGCTTCGCAACGTGGTGTTGCAAGGCGAGAAGGCCGGGAACAGCCGCTTGCAGTTCATGGGCGAAGGGTTGCCAAAAATGCCGGCCCCGCAAACGCCGTGCCCGGCTTCGCGAGACAAAATTGAGCCGAACGGCTGGAAAAACCGGCTTGCTCCTGGCCAGAACGGGATTCCTTTGGTTCCGCTTGAGAGATAACAGATGGCGAACGAAGTCTATCACACGCGATTCGAGAATCCGGGGATTTCGGTCCATGCCGCGACAAACAACGTCGGCTCATTCGTGGCGGTCCCAAGCCTGCCCGCCCAGGTGCTTCAGTTCAGCACGCCGGTGACGAATGTGAGCGCTATTTTCCTTGGCGTGGGATCGACCGCGACGACAGGTATCAATTTTTCGCCGGGCAAGGTGGGCGATTTTCTGCCGATCACGAACGCCAACCTGTATTCGTGGATGTCACAGACGACGGGCGATAAGCTGGAACTACACGCGCTGAGGTAATACATGGTCACGACCGTGGATGACCTGGCGACACATTTACGCGATTTCCTTGGCGCGGACGCCACCACACAGGCGAGTCGTCGAATCCAAAAGGCGATCCGCGACGCGCTGCTCGACATGTCCACCTACTGCCGGTGGTCCTACTACTATTCTCACGGTCGAATCAACACGGACGCATCTTTTGCGCTGGGGACGGTCACGTTCGATTTTTCGACCAAAACGTTGACGTTTTCCGCTTCGGTCCCTTCGTGGATCGGGAGCGGGACAATCACGATCAATTCGGTGGGCTACCCGATCACGGAACGAATATCGCCGTTTAACGCCACGCTATCGCAGCCGTTCATGCCGCAATCGTCGATCACCACCGGAGTTCCGTTCGAGGTCTACCACGATAGCTATTTGCTGCCGGCCGATTTCACGCAAATTGATGCGCCACATTTCGAGGTCGATGGGTTCAGCCTGAATTACGTTCATCCGACAGAATGGTTGCGGGTGCAGCGATACGATCAAGCGGGCGGGTTGCCGGAAATTTACACGGTGACTGGTGATCCCGACAATCCTGGCCGGTTTGTGTTTCGGATGTACCCTCATCCGGTTGAGGTAAAGACAATCGACTTTTTCTATCGCCGAACACCGAAAGAACTTAGGACGACGAAGTATTCGGACGGACAGGTGGCTACGACGGCGGCGTCGGTGGTGATTACAGGAACGAATACGGTCTGGACACAGGCGATGGTTGGGAGCGTGATTCGGCTTTCGGCCGATTCGGTATCCGAGCCTACCGACTTTGACGGAGCGAACCCCTACGAATTCGAGTTTTTCATCAAGTCGGTCGATTCGGCCACGCAATTGACGGTGTACGGCGCGCCGAGCGTGACACGGAGCGGGATTAAGTACGTCATCAGCGACCATATCGACATTGACGACAAAACAATGTTGCGAGCCTTTCGCCGAAACTGCGAACGGCAAGTAGCGTTCGGGTTCAACATGGAGAGCCGCGCGGCCATTGACGCCGAATACAAGGAATCGCTATACCAAGCGATGGAGGCCGATCAGCGGTCATTCCAGACGCGGCGGATCGGTTCGACCAATCCGTTTAGGCGGTTTATCTACGGAGGGGACTCGCCATAATGGAACAGGCGAAACCGCAAGCCGAGGTTGGCGACTTCCCAGGCTTGCAGACAAACGCGGACCCCGACGATCTTCCGGCTGGCGCCTCGACCCAGCAAGTCAACGTGTCGTCGTTGGTGCCGGGCGAGTTGAGGGTCCGCCGAGGTCTGAGACAGGTGAGATTCGGGATCTTGGTGAATGTCTGATTTTCTCGGATTCTTTGGCTCATCGGTCGGAAATGTCGCGGCCGGTATAATCCAAACGGCGAATGATGCCGCCGTGCCGGTGGATGCGGATATTTTTCCGACGTTCAAGATTTACGAAGCGGGAGGGACCGCGATGGCCAACGGCACGGGGACGGCCGTGTACCTTGAGGAAAAAGCCATCACGGGAGCAACAAACGCCTCGCCGATCGTGATTACCAGCGCAGGGCATGGATTGCTGACCGGGATGCGGGTGACCGTTTCTGGCGTGTTGGGCAACACGAACGCGAATGGGTCTTGGACGGTGACCGTAATTGACGCGAACACGTTCAGCCTTCAGGGATCTACCGGGAACGGCACTTACACTGGCGGCGGGCTTTGGCATCGGGTGGGGCTGTACAAGTGGAGCAAGACGCTCAATGTCGGCGATGGGTATGCGGCGGGAAAGACGTACATTGTGGTGGGTAATGCGCTGGTGACGGACCAGCAATCCATTCAGCGGGCGGTTACGGACGCGGACACGTTTCAGTTTGTTGGGTAAACGATGAAGTTGCAGCCGTTCAATTCGAGTTCGATTTCCGCCCTCGCCGGCGTGACGATCGTAAACGCGCAGCTTGGTCAGATTCTGGTCTATGACACGAACGCGCCGAACGCGAATACGTGGAAGAACGTTTTCCCGTATGACGCGATCGCGAAGATCGTGACGACCGGCTCGACAGTGAATGACGTTCAGACGCTTGGCGCTCACAAGACGTGGTCAGTGATTCCGAGTGGATCGGCCATCACAATCAAGAACAATACGGATATCGGATTCTTTACGGTATCGGCCCCATCGACGCCGTTCACTGGCCAAAACATCATCGCGGTTCCGAAAGAGAACCACAAAGAGGGCCAGTACATCCAGGTCATCAGCGGGTCGCCGACGAGTCAAGCCCGCTTCAATAACCTCGAAGTCGATTCGTGGCGATTGGAAGCCAACGGCGCGACCGGGGTGAAGCTCGTTCCGGTCGGCGATTACAACGCTGGTGTGCAGTCCGGCAAAATCAACATTGACAAGAAGGTGATTGAGTTTTCGACAGCGCCAACGTTCACGTTTGCGGGGGGTGACACGGCCACGACCGCAGTAATTTACGCCCAAGAGGCGAGTGGTCTGGTAACGATTGGATTCGAGACCGGGCTTCCGGCCAGCGGTGGCGATTTGACAACGCACAAAGTCCGTAGCGGCCCAACGCCATCCAAGCGATTTGTGGGAATTTGCAGCGTCGCTTCAGGCCAAGTTTCGGGGGTGCTATCCGCTAGAAACCGAAAGATTAGGCCGTTAGTGAACGATTGCCGCTTGGCGATTGGATTCAACTATTCGAGTGGCGGGAGTAGTCCTTGGGGAACGAGCGGCGCGCCGGCGGCTGTGCCGACGGTGGATTTGCCAAGGCGAATTGGCCGGTCAACCGCGTCACCACTTAATGACCCTGCGGTATCAATTCCTTTTGACGTGAATCAAATATCGAATGTCACTGGGTATCCTACAAGCGGCTCTCCGTCGGGGCCAATCACTGTGACCACGACAGTTCCTCATGGGCTTACCACGGGAATGAAGGTCAGGGTCACAATGACTGGATCTGATCGCCCATTGTTTACCGGCGGAACTCCATCTGTTTCAAGCAGCGCTACTGTTGTGACCACGGTAACGGTTTCCTCTTCGACTTCTTTTATCATTGACAATGTTATCGGGGTAGGAAGCACTTATGCTGCCGGGTCCAGCAATGGACATTGGACATTAGTAAGCGACACCATTTGGTTATTGCCGTATCATGGCAACCGCATGATGATTTTCCCGGCATGGGGCGGCGATGCTTGGACAGAGATCGAAATACCAGACACGGGAATCAGCCTAACTCCGTTATTAGTACCAAACACCAATTACGATGTTTTCGCCGTTCCTGAAGGCGGAAAAATCAGGCTGGAGGTTTTGGCGTGGCTTGACAACATTACGAGAAACGCCCCGCTTGCGTCTATTGGCGGTGTACTGGTTAGATCGCTATTGCTGCCCAACATTTACTTGGGAACTGTTCGCTCGACGGAGACCGACCAGGCCAGTCAGGCGATGTTAGTGGATTCGTCTAGTCAGCGATGGCTATACAACCACTACAACAGATTGCCAAGAAGGGTTTTTGCTGAATTCCCTTCTTCTCCGGTAACATGGAACTACACTTCGGCGGCGTGGCGAGGGGCGAATAATGCTCCGTTCACGATTACTGGAGTCACCACAAGTGGCGTCGTAACTACATCCGCGACCCACAACTTAGTTCCTGGCGATTTAGTGCAAATTGTTGGTGTGACCGGCACGGGATCATTGCCAACGGTAATCAATAGAATTTGGAGTGTTTCCGCAACAACTCCAACGGCGACTACTTTCTCTGTTGCCGATCCTCCGGGAATGACAGGAACATACTCTTCTGGCGGTACAGCTACCCGCATAAAAACAAGGGTAGAGGTTGTCCAAGGAATACAGGAAGCAATAATCAGTCTCGACTTGAAGGGCGCAACGAGGCGAAACGCCGCTGGCCAATTGGCGAGATATTTGGGGATAAGCCGGGACAGCTTAACGTCGATCATTGCGTCATCGCCACAAAGCAATTCAGGTAACGCTGCGGATGTAGTGCCGAATTCTGTATCGACCAGCGATCAGCCGCCTGTTGGCTGGCATTATTACTCTGCAATGGAATACGGTGGCGCTAACATGGAGTTCTACGGAAGTGATCCCGTAACAACCGTCGGCCTGTCCGGCAGATGGGACTGCTAACATGCCTTTCCTTGGCGATGGCTTTCGTCCTGGTGACCGAATTCCGCTTATGCTCTACTGTCTCAACGCCAGTAACACGGAAGTTGTGCCGGCGCCGGGACCATACGCCACAATCTATCGGCAGCCGCTTGTCGGCCCCACATCAATTACGGCGGCGGTTGGCACGCCGGGAGTTGGGACGCCCATCAAAATCACGACCGCGACAGCGCATGGGCTGACGACTGGCCAGCTTGTCGCGATCACGAACACGACCGGGATAACGACGAGCACGCCGTCCCCGTCAGGTTCAATCAATCGTACTTGGCCGGTAACGGTGGTTGATTCTACGAGCTTTACGCTGGACGGTTCGGCGCTACTGGCGGCATATACCGGTGGAGGCGAAATCACGCCGTTCGACCAGTTCGTGGTCAATCTTCAGCTTTCGCCGATGGATCTGCTGGACCGGCAAGGGCTGTTTGGGCTGCTATATCAGCTGGACGGAGCGACGTTTACGCCGGCGAAATACATCGTGTCGTATTACACAACCTGCGACGGGTTGACGGTCACCGATACGGACTACTTCGAGGTCCGGGCCGGTGGGGACTCGGACGGCAATGTGCTGTCGATGGATTATTGGACAAGGCCAGAAGGCGGTGTTATTCTGGCGCAGCTTGCCAGCGGGAAGATCGGCACGGGCGCCAGCCCGGCGGCGATCCAGGGTTAGCAATGGCCGTAATCATCCACAACAAATATGGCGACGAGATTTACAACGGGCCGGAGGCAACCGTTAAGGACGCGATTCTTGCGCACCCCGACATTTATCTGATCGGCGCCAACTTGTCGAACGCCGATCTGAGCGGATTGGATCTGGCAAGTTTCGATTTAAGGGATTCATTGTTGACCTCGGCTAATTTATCGAATTGTAATTTAACCGGATGCAGGCTGGGGAACGTCTCGGCCGTCGGGGCTAATTTCTCTGGATCGACATGCTCCTCGACCATCTTCCGCTTTGGCAATTTCACCGATTCCGATTGCTCGTCGACTACCATTTCGGTTTCGGGCGCGGATAGCCTTTTGGGGGCTAACTTTTCCGGGGTAGATTTTTCCCGGAGCGTAATCACTGGTCAGGTTGATGGATGCGATTGCACTGGCGCGGATTTCACTCTTGCGGATCTGCGAGGAATTTTGGTCGGAAGCAGCCTGACGATGGCTAACGCTGTCATGCGGGGAGCTACGTTTTCCGGCGGAAACTTTTCCGGGATAAGGTTTACGGGGTTAAACCTTACCCAATGCGATTTCTACGAAGCGGACGTAAGCGACACGGATTTTTCCCATACGAATCTTACGGACGCCATTCTTCGTTTTGCTAGAATTTGGGGAAGCAATTTTAGCGAAGCCGATTTGACAAGGGCTGATTTTCGCAAGGCAAATGGCGAATTTGTCGGGGCTGGCGCGACGTTCACGGGTTGTAATTTGCGCTATGTGCAAATGTCACAAGAGCAAATAGACGAGGCCGTGGCCGGTGGGGCGATCGTGGAGTGATGAGGCGTGAGCGTTCCGAGCACTACGACTGTCACGACACAGCGGGCAACCATGCACCGCGAGTACCCCGTCACGTTCTGCGTCGCCAATCAAAACCTAATCCTGGCGGCGAACGGGCTTGAACGCCCGAAACGATGGAACGGCATGGAGGCCAATTTCGATACGGCCGGAATCCTCGGCCCGCAAACCGCCATTACGATTCTCGATGACGCGTCATCGCCTGCTGGCGCCATTACGGGTAGCCCGTACTTGGCGTTTGTTCGATTCATGGATGCGGCCGGCAACGTCAGCAATGTTTCGCCGGCATCCAATCTGATTCCGTCTTTGACGGCCAAGATGATTGTCTATCAAAACGTGGCGATTCCCACAGACACGAAGGTTGTCCGCCGGCAGATTCTTAGGAATACCAGCGGGCAGGTGACCGTTCTGTATGTCGATATTGACACGGCGGATCTGACATCGACCCAATTTACATCCAATACCGATGACGCGATGCTGATTGCCGCCGGCAATCCGGTCACGATAAGCGACACGGACGGATCGACCCTTGTAAACCGATTCGACATTCCGCCAAACAATAAGGCGGTTTTCATTTCCCATCTATCCCGGATTTTTGGGGCGGTGGAGGTCGTCTACGACAAGGGTCATATCGTCATCAACAATGGTTCGACGCTGGTGACCGGCATCAACACGCGATGGACGGCGGAAATGACCGGCCGCAACATCTACGTGTTCGGAGCGCCGCAACCGTTCACCATTGCGAGCGTGAACGTGGCGGCACAAACCCTGACGCTAACAACGGCGTATACGGGGTCGTCCGAGTTGGTGGCAATTTACGCCATTCGGCCGACATCGGACAATCAGCGGTCGATCGTCTATTCGGAGGCCGGGTTGCCGGAGGCGTGGCCCCCGACAAATAGCCTTGTGCTGAACTACACTGGCGACGAGATTACTGGACTAATCTCAAAATCGACTTTCGTGTACATTCTGGAACGTCGCCACGTTCACAAAATGGCCTACCAAACCGATCCCGCGGATGACGGGACGGTATCGCTTGTGGCCTATCGCGGATGCCTGAATCAGCGGTGTTGGCAATCCGTGGACAACGTGTTGTTCCTCTTGGACGGGCAGGGTATATGGGCCTTTGATGGGCAGGGTGGAGCGGACGCCAAGAGCACGAAGGTCCAAGAGATTTTCCGGCCGGATTCGGTGGGAGCCAAGATCAACTGGAAGGAATCGAAATGGTTTCATTCGTCCCACGATAGGGCAGGCGAAACTTTGCGGTGGTTTGTGGTGCTGCAAGGGACGGACTATCCGCAACACGCGATTTGTTACAACTATCGCCAAGACCGGTGGTGGATTGAGGAATACCCCATCACGATCACCGCGTCAACGCTGGCCAGGGTATCGGGAACCTCGGAAGCGCTACGCGGCCTTTTCGGCGGCGAATACGAGCGGTTCTACTTGTCGGAGTTCGGGCACTTTGACAATCTGTTGCCGATCGGGACGGTGTCTGGTAAGGTCGCGAATCCGTCCGGTGTTCTGGCGACTTCGATCACGCTGACCGACTACACGGCTGATTTCGATAGCGGCGTGGTGGGCGCCCAAGTTTCGATCGTGGCCGGCAAAGGAAAGGGACAGAGCCGAATTGTCGTGGCGGCGACGCCTACGACGCTGACTATTCGCGACCCGTGGTTGATTACGCCGGACGCGACCAGTGAATACCATATCGGCGGCGTGCCGTGGAAATGGCGTAGCGGACCGCTCGCGCTGGTTATTGGCGAGCAATGGCAGAATCAGGATTTCTGGCTGCGGTTCGAGCCGTCGGAAGGGACAATCGACTTGCAGATTTTCCTTAACCGGAATGAATCGCCGGAGACAATGGGCGTCACGCTGACCCAACAGGATCAGAATGTCAGAACCCAAAAGGGGTTGCCGGACATTCAATTCGACTTGTCGCAGGATGATGGGTTCCACTACTATCGCCGGATCACTGGGCTGATTGAAGGCTACACGCACGGTGAGCGGCTAATCACGCTGGATCTTTCCGGGGTCGCAAGGACCAAGCCGGTTCGGGTGCATTCGGTGGCGATCGGCGGAGTGCTGAATGGCTGACAGCCCATCCATCGCTGGCGAGATTGAGGCGCCACACTGGGAGGGGGCGGACGCTTTGGCGCAACGTCTGGCCCAGTTGTTCGCAAAGGGGATACCAGTAGCGAACCTGAAGGTGTCCCAGCGGGAAATTACGGTAGTCACGTCTGTTCAACTTGTTGGGGATTTAATCATCGGATATGATTTAATCGTAGGGACGGAAACGCTAACTGTGTTGGTTCCCGAATAGGAATAGGGGTGATCCGTGGCATTCCTCGGCGGTGGTCGGGATATGTATGAAGGGCCACAAAGCACGTGGCTCGAAATACGACAGCACGAAGCAGCGCAGCGAAACGCCGAACAGGCGAACAGATTGGCGCAACAGCGGCTACAGATGGAGCAACAGGCCCAACAGGCTGAGTTGGCCAATCGGGCGCAGAACCGGTCACTGATCCAGCAATTGGGGACACAATGGGGCGTTCTCCCTGGTACAGGTACGGCGGGTGGCGGAGCTGGCGGAACGGGAGGCCCCGGCCCAGTTCCTGTTGGCGGCGTTGGTGGGGCTGGTTCCGGCGGGACCGGTGGCACTGGCTCCGGTGGTGGTACGACTGACGATAGGCTTTATCCCCAACCATTTCAATCGCAGTGGGGACAAACCCAGTTAGCGAACGCGCCGCTTACGGCGTCGGTTTATGGTCCACAAGGAACCGCTCCGGCGGCGGCGCACCAGCGAATGCTTGCATCAATGCTGGCGACACAGCAAGCGAACACGCAACGGGTGAACGACCTGCGACAAATGGGGCGGGAAAATCTTGGCTACGCCGCGACGACCCGCGCCTTGCAACAACAAGACCTCGAAAACGAACGGGTTGGCTACCAAAACATGCTGGAGAATCAGGCCCGATACCGTAACGCGATCCTTAGCGCTTTGATGGGGACGTAATGCCGACGCAAACTGGCGGTGGAGTTGGCGGCTATTCGCAATCCGGTGGCGGAACCGGTGGCAATACGCGCCCGCCTGGCGGCTCGGGCGCTGGGTTTCCGCCGGGTAGTTCGAGGCCCGCCACAAGTCCATGCCCTGGCCCTCCTCCGCCGTATATTGTTGCGGCGGCAAGGGATGCGTGGGAGCGGTCTCGCGCGGAGTGCTTGGCTCGACAACAAAGATCGCAACAACAAACCCCACAAGCCCCCCAAGGAAGGGGTGGCGGCGGGAGTGGCGGACAAGGTGGGGACAGCGGGGGAGGCGGGGGAGGTGGTGGAGAATCGCCACAACCGCAACCGCCACCAATGGCAACACCGCTGAGTGTATCAGCTGGGACAGTCGGAAGCGGTGGCGGAACGAGCGCCGTCAATCTGCAAGGACTGCTTACGGGTGGCGCTCCTGGCGGCGGGACTGCGCCGGTCGCAGCGCCGCCAAAACCGGCGTTCAGTGAAGGGCTTATGGCCCAGCGGTCGAACCAATTGCGGTCACAAGGGATAGCGGCCGGTGATCAGGCCGCGAAATCCTTGACGGAGGGGTTCGCTGGGCGTGGCTTTTCGACGCTTTCTCCCGGTCTAGCTCAACAACAAATGCTGGCCCGGATGATGGGACAGGCCCAAGGGCAAGCGGAGGCGAGCAAGGATCTGATTACGATGGGCGGAGAAGACGCAGCCTTTTCCGCGATCCGCCGGCAAATGGAGCAAGACAGGCTACGAAACCAAATGCTCCGGCAACAAGCTAGCACGGAATCGCAAATCGGATTGGCGACGGGGTTGCTTGGGCTGTTAAGGGCGTAGGTCGTGGCTTGCGAGGCTTGTATGGGCGGTGACCATATGCGGTGCGAGTCCCTCATGGGAGGCGGCAAAATGTGTGGAGGTCCGCACGACATGCTAATGAAAATTCTTTCTGGCGAGGGTATGGCCGGCATGATGGGTGAGCAAGACAAGGTGGCCAAGGCCGCTCGGCTGTCGCCGGGATACAATGACATGAAGATCAAGAAGTCCAGATTGATGATGACGCTGGTTGGCGGGAAGGACCAAAACGATGCCTACTAGACTTCGCGGCGGAATGGGAACCTTCTCGTCGTCGATGGGCGGCCTAGGCGATACGTTTGGTGGCGATCGCGAAAACATCCTCGGACTCATGGGGGAGCCAAACCCAATGTATGGGCAGGGATTGCCGCGATATCAAACGCCAAGCGTTCCGAATAGCGCAGCCCACAGGCGGATGCTGGGGCTTTTGCTTGGACGGTTCGGGAACGATCCTGAAATGATCCGACAGCTTGATGTTTACCCGGAAGCGACACCATCGGGACGGTTTGATCCCGGCGCTGGTGATCGATTCGACATTCGCGGGTCGCGATTCCAATACGATCCTGGGCGAAGGGTTCGTGGGCGGGGGAGCGTGAACCCGCGATTCGGGGGTGTTGAATACCGCAATTGGCAAGGTCCAGCGGAGCAACCGTTTTTGGCGAACGCAGCGGTGTTGCAGGCTTACCGGGATAACTTAGCGGCAATGGGGCGGAGATAACAATGGCCGATCTGTACAATCCGAAAAATCCGATGCGGCGACGAACCACTGTTGCGGGCAGTCCCGACGAAGCGGAAGACGTAGCGGCGGCGCTGGAGCAAATGGCCGCGATGCCAAAGGGCGCCCGCGAACGGGCGCAACATGGTAATTGGCCATCGGCCGGCGGATACCATGTGATGCTGGACGGTTCTCTCATGTCCGACGAGCAAATGCAAAAGCCGTGGTTGGGCGAGCCTCGGCCAGGGACGGTGGAGTCGATGGCTGCAACCAATCGCGTGATGGGGAATGAGCCGGCCGATCTTCCTGCTTGGATGAGGATGGGCAGGCCACATCCGCGATACGACATCTATGCGAATATTGAAGATGATAGGATGCCGATGGCGACAAATCCGTTGGAGGAACGGGTGATGCTGGCGGAAGCGGTGGCAAACGCGCCATGGATCCAAAACGATCGCCCTTGGGTGGTTGACGAATACGCTCCGGTCCCTTCCGATCTTCGGATTGTCGATCGCGAAGGGAATCCCCTCGGGCGAATGAAGGCAGGCCCGGCTGGCCACGCTGCCGGAAACGCAATGTTTGGCGCTGGACAGGGCGTTGGGCAGGGCATTGGCGGATTCGGTAATCGGCGACTGCTCGGTGCGCTGTTGGAAAGCCGGTAATGGTGACAACTTCGCAAAATCGCCGGATTCCCAACTATGACGGATCGCCAAAGGGGCGGGATTTCGTTTTTGAAGAGTTTGCCCGCCGTGCTGGCCAGGACGCTTTGGCGAAATTGAGCGAGGCGGTTGGCCGGATGGCTGGCAATATCCCGATGGAGCCACAGGCTGCGGCTGCGGGCTTGGCATCACCGGAAATGGATGATTCTGTTCCGGTTTCTTCCCGTCCCGCTCCGCAACCCGCCGTTTCTACCCTCGGTATGCGCCAGGTTCGTGGTCCAGCAACGCCAGACTTTGGGGAGGACTTCGAGGGCCAAGACATGGACCCGGCCCAAGCAGTGGAGTTCCACCCCTCGGCGATCAACCGGATGCGACAGCAAACCTGGTTGGCTGGCCAGCGAAAAATGTTCGGCGATGAAGGTTTGCGGCAGGCTAGCCAAGAAATGATGGAGCGTGGCCGGCGGCGGGCAGTGGATATTGAGACGGCGCTAAGGCGGGAATTAGGACAGGAGAGACAGGCTGGCCCGGACGAGTGGACGACGAAGCTCTACGAAATCAACGTGAGTTCCGGCATGAATCCTGCGGAGGCGTGGGCGTCTGCCGTGCAGAGCGCACAGCAAATGGCGAAAATGTTTGGTGATCGCGCAGGCGCGTTGCCGGCGATTGCCGGCGGACGGCAACCGCCGACAACGGCTGGGCGGTCGGCTCCGCCGATAGCACGGGCGGCTATTAGATTGCGAACGCCAGCTATTGCAATGGCGGAACGGGAAAAGGTGACGCAAGCGGCAGCTGCCGGATCTCCGCTTGTCCAAGAAATGAGCGAAGCCGGATTTCTGCCTGATAGCTTAAAGGACATTGATGCTCTTCACAACGCACTCGTTCAATGGCAGCGGCAGGGAGGGGATATTCCTACGGACGAAGTTAACAAGCTGATCCAGTGGGCATCTGCAAAATACGGAGTTCCGGCCGGGCAAATTTCCGAAAGATTTGCGGAGCTTCAAACTCCTTGGCATCGGCGATATTTTCGCTCAGCCGCCAGAAATATCGGCGGCAGCTTGGAAACGATGGGTCGAGGAGTTGAAGCCATCAAAAGAAGCGTTGGCGGATAATCCAGATGTCAAGTAATCCTTGACGAATGAACTTATGGTCCTTGGCGACTTCACTGATGATTACCAGCCTTATCGCCGGCGTTCATACTGGGACGTTGGTGGCGTGGGCAGCTCGCCTGGTCGTGGCGGTTACGGTCCACCTATTCCTCCGATGGCCCCGGAGGAGGCTCGTTCGGTTCTCGGCGAGGTCGGCCAAGCCGGGCTAAGTGGACTGGCGTACCTCGGCGGGTCGATCGGCAAACTAGGTCGCGCTATCCGTGGCGGTATCGGCGCGGCTACTGGCCAAGGCACTCCCCGCGAAATTCTTGCCGCCATTCCGTTTTCCGATTTGCTCGGAATCACTAACCCGGAACAGGAAGTCACCGAAGAACAACTATTTGAGGCTACGCCTTTCGCCGGCGAAAAGGGTTCCTGGCGCAATTGGTTGGGCGGTCTTGCGGTTGGCATCGCTACCGATCCGCTTACCTACATTGGCGGTGGCGGGCTAACAAAGGCCGGCCAATTGGCTGCTAAGGCCGGACCGAGACTAAGGAATGTTGCGGAGGTCGCCGCTCAAGGTGGAAAAACGGCTCATTCCACCCTGGCTAAAGAGGCTATCAAGCAAGGTCGGCTTGCCGCTACTCGTGCCGCACAAATTGAGGCGGGACAGGCGGGATTGCTTCATGCGGGAATTCCCTTCACGGGGAAACGCATCGCAATCGGTACGGGCGAACGGTCCCGCAAGATCGCCGCATGGGCGCATGAAGCAAATAAGCAGTTCCGGTCATTGCCGGGAGTTCGCCACTTAGCCGGACCGTTCTCGGAAGCAAACACCACAAACGCCATGTTGCAAATGGCGCACGAAAATATCACGCGGCCGGCAATCGACGCTGCTGAACACCTTGTGTGGAACGCAAGGCGCGAGGCACAACAGGCGTTCAACGCCTTGAACCTCGATCAAGTCGACGCCGATCTGGTCAAGGTCATGGTGAAGGTCGTGCAGGAGGGGCCTGAATCGCTCAAAGTGTTGCCGGCGAAAGTCCAGCAGGAATACGCTTCGTTGGTCGCGCGCCGGCCGGAAGTGCAAACGTTCTTGACCGATCACGCGGCGCGGCGGCGCGCAATTAGCGCCGCACAGATTGAAGATCCTCGGCTGCTCGGAAAGGGCAAAGCGGAGTTTGGCGAAAAGACGTTCGATTCGCGGGGCAAACTCCTCGGAAAATACGTTTCGCGCATCCAGGCTGCCGATCTGGACGAGCAATTAGCTTACGCAAGCATGACGCCGGCTGAACAGAATCAGTTGCGGCTACTGTTCCAGGCTAAGCCGACAATCAATAACGATCTGCAACAAGGCTTGCAGAGCATCGACGTGAAGCGGCAAGGTATTATTGCCCGCAATCCGAATTTCACGGACGCGGCTGTGCGGAAACATCTGTCGCGAGACTTTCACCAGCTTCGCGGCACGATGATGGCGCCGTTTCACGAGCAAAAGTACGAATACGTCGGCCGGCTCAAGACCAAGGTTCCCGGCGAGTTCACCGCACGGGCATTGAACCCATTGCGGACGGCGATGGGATCGGACATCAAACGCGACCCGATCCTGCGATTCTTCCCACAACACATCCTGAACGAAATGAGCCTTGACCCTGCGATTGCCGGCAGCGCCGGGACGATGGATCTGGCGGCGCGACAGAAGTACATCGCCAATAACTATTTGAGTCGATTCGACTTTCCGCCTGACAAGATGCAAAAGCTGTCGAGGGGACTCGCCCAAGAGATGGCGAACATCCCGGATGAAGCGGTTGCCAGCGGCATCCCGATGTTTGGAAACAATCCGTTTGACGACGAGTTGATTCGCGACTTGCGGACCACCAATCAAGAGCTTCCCGCCATCAAGACAAAACATTCCGTGTTGGCGGACTCGGCCGTCCCACTCGGCGCGGCGGCGAAAGAGCCGATGATTCCGATGGCTGACGCCCTCAAGAAAGTTGGCCTTGATTACGACGTGATGGGGCCTGGCACGCAAGCGACCGGCCCGAACTATGTGTCCGGCGCCCGCGTGACAGCGGCCAGCGAACTTACTCGGCGGTATGGTGGTCAGCTTACTGGCGCCGACGTTGACAAATTCATGGTCCCCAAGCGGATCGTGGCCGACCTCGAAAAGATACGGATGGTGGCGCACGCCGGCGAAGGGACCAATCCGCTGATGGATTTCATGCGGAAGTACAAGAGCGGATTCGACCGCATGGTCACGCTCCCCTGGCTTGCCCATCACGTCCGCAACTTAGGGTCTGGGACCGTTACGAACGTCGTCGAACGGGCCTACGACCCCACAGCGTCGTGGGCGATGTCGTACATCAAACCCAAGATCCAGGCCCACAAGCTGGCACAAGGTGGCGTGGTCAAGAACCTTGCCAGCGAAATAGCTTCGGCCCAGCCTGGCTGGAAGGGGCTGACCGACGAACAGGCCGGTCAACGGCTGGTCGAAATGGGGTTCGATTGGGGGTGGTTCCGTCCCGGCGAGGTCGGAGTCGCCGTGAAAACTCCGTCAGCCGGCAACCTAGGCCAGATGACAATGCCGGAACGTCTCGTTCCTGGCATGGCCGGATACCTCCAAGAACCAGAGTTAGCGAAGGCCGCGAGAGAATTGGTGACGGGCAAGGCCGGCGCGGCGGGCGCGAGACTCAAAGCCGGCGCCGCCGAAATGCTTCCGTTCAAGCGTGGCGCCGGTCCCGCATGGCTCAAAGGCGTTGGACTGAATCCCGAATGGTTTCCGCTCAAGGAGGGCGAGAAAGCCCTGAACAATGTCGAATTCATCAACCGTATGGAAATGGCGATCCCGCTCCTGAAGCAAGGGTTCTCGCCGGAAGCGATCGCGGAGCGGATTCGTAACGCCCACTTTGACTATAGCCGGATTGGGGCCGGCGAAAAGTCATGGATTCGTCCGCTCACCACGGTTGGTTATACCTATGCTCGGAAGAATCTGCCTTACCAGTTGCGGACGCTCTACAACGATCCCGCTCGCCTATCCACCATGTTGAAAGTTGGCGAAGGATTGGCCGAGTCCCCGTTGGCTCAAGAAAGCATGGAGGCTCGGCCGGAATGGATGACGCGGGGTTTTACGGTTCCGCTCCCCTCGTGGCTGTCCGGCGCGCCCGAGGGGCGTCAGGCATTCTTGTCCCAACTTGGGCTGCCGATCGAAGAGGCGTTCCAGCGGTTCAATTTCGGACCTGGCGGTGTGCCAGATGTTGGCCGCACAACCGCCGAAATACTGGGCATGATCCACCCGATCCCCAAGGCGGCAATCGAATACGCCACGGGCAGGCAACTCTACAGCGGCCGCGAACTAAAAGACGTGGAGCGACAGTTCACGCGATCGCCGCTATTAAATGAGTTAATCGTCGCCTCCCCCCTGGCTCGTCTCTTCAGCACCGGGCGGGCGCTGTCGAACCTGGCGCAAGCGCCGATCCCGACGGCGATGAATGTGGCCAGCGGGGTCCGGGTGTCGGACGTGGACGTGGAACGGACGCGGCGGGCATTAGAGAGGCGGATGGCAGAAGCGGTGATTCGCCAGATTCCAGGCTCGCGGGAGTTCCGCGAGGTTTACGTGCCAAAATCTATTCGGGGGAAGTTGACCCCCGAACAGATGCAATGGCTGGCGGCGGTCCAGGCGTTGAACCGGGAAGCAATGCGGCGGGCGAAGATGGCTCAATAGGGCGGTTAGGCCCCCTCCGTCATCCTTTTCATTTCCACTTGATAGTCAGCCGGAAGGCACTTCGGGCATGGATGCGCCAGGGCGCCAAAGTCTGATGATGCGGTGGTGATTTGTCTGGCTCCGTGGCATTTGTCACACTTGTTTATGTAGTAGTGACAGGCCGGGCAGTCGCCGGCGTAATCAATTTGCTCCACGTTTGCGTCGCAGCCTAAACATACGGAGTAGAACGCATGCTCTTTCCTCTGTTCGATTTCGTTTTCTTGTGCGTCGAAGTATCGGTTTTTGTTGGACCAGTCCATTATGGTTGTTCCTTTATTAGTTCCGCTCCACCACGTTGTTGTTTGCGATGCGGTCACACCGCTCCAGAACGTCATCAATGATGTTGCACAATAAGGCGATCTTTTTCGCGTCGTCTGCGTTCGCGCCATGCAACGTAAGGAACTTGGTCGTTTGGATCATCGCGATAGCGAACGTCGCTTGGATTTCCCGGCGGTTCATGGACGGAATGTCCTCGCCGCATTCAAACAAGTCGTTCATCGTGTCGAACACGCTACTTCCCATCAATTACCGCTCCTTTTGAACCACGTTTTCCATTCGTATAATCCAGGTGGCAACGCCACTGTTTGGTCGCGGTTTTCGTAACTCGTTGCGTTCTCGGTCACTGGCTCAGCGTAGCCGATTATTTCAGGGCGCATCTTCTGGCCGTGGACGGCCGTGTACACAAGGTTCACGTACCACTTATCGATGTAGTGGTGCTGAACCCAGCTTTTCTCTCGGGCTGACAAATAGCTTGCCTTTCGCTTGTACCGCAGCGCAAACATGGTTTCGGTGTTCAACTTATTCGCGATCTCAGAATAGGTTTTCCCTTCCTTGTGTTCCCTTCTGATCCGGTCGATAATCCTCCCCATGTATTCATCACGAACCACCACCAACTTCTTGCTGTTCTGGAATTCCTTAAACATGTAACCAAGGGGGGCGCGAGTAATGGTCCTTGGCGGCAACTTGCCGCCGTTCTGTTCTCGTAATCTGTTGTTGTGCTGCCTTCTTCGCTCGCCCCGGATTCCGCTCTCGAATTCGGCGAAGCTCATCATCGTGGTGAGTAGCAGCTTGCCCACACAAGAAGAAGTGTCTACGAATCCTCCTCCCATGTGGCAGATAACCAATCTAATCTCTCGTTCGTCCCACTCTCGCATACAGGCGATTCCGTCGGCGGTGTTTCGGAAGAGCCTGTCGAGGGTGGCGGCGACGACGATGTCTCCGTCCTTGAGACTGAGCGACAGCTTTCGCCCCTCGCTTCGGTCGGCCAGTCGCTTAGTGTAGGCGCTCTCTCCGATGTCTCTGTACCATTCGGCTCGCGAGATGTTGATTTGCCGGTACTTTGCAAACTCGCGGATGGCGTTTTCTTGGTTCTCCGGGCTGTGACCAGAGATTGCTTGCTCGTCTCGGCTGCATCGGAGATAAATCTTAGTCGTTGGCTCGGCTCCTGGCCTTGCCGCTCGGCGTCGTGTACCATGCCTCTTAGCTGGCATACTCTCCACCATGCTTCTGGCTCCTCCATCTTGTAGTTTTCTGGCGGCTCCTTGCCAGGGGGCCAACCGTACAAATCAAAATGCAATCTCATTCGCCACCACATGGTAACGGTGGCCCATTTTGCCTGCTCCTTTTTGGATGACCTAAGAATCGCGCCATCGTGCAGTAGCACAACGAAAATGAATTGCTTGCGGCGTTTGTACCGCGACAGCACAAACTCTTCCGAGTAGTCCCTGACCCACTCGGATATTCCAACGAGAATCTTTGTCCCCTTGACCTTTGGCAGTCTTTGCGCTTTGTGTTTCTCGCAGATTGCCTTTCGTCTTGTTTTGCTTATTGGCGTCCCTGACATGACGGAATATCTTCACCCCACCCCGTATTGAATACCAGGTTCTCCACCGCTTGTGTGTAGGCGGCGGCGATTTGGGCGCTCGCGGCGGCTTGCCGGATCTCCCAGTCTGGCATGGTCTTGGGTAGTCCTGTCCATCCCTCGCTGGGGTTATGCGATCTCAGCATCGCAACAATCCCCTCTTTGGTTGGCGACACGTAGGCGCAATGGTGGTCGATGTCGCGCGGGTAATCCGAGAAGTACGACACGCTGGCGACGTACTCCCCCTTGTCGTGTTGGTAAAGGGTGAGTTCGTGCCACCGGCGTTTGCCTTTGTGGTCCTCTGGCTCGGCATCACTCTCGGCGATCTTCTTTCCGTGAAACACCAGCGGCATTGCCCCCGTGCGGGCAAGCCGGACCAAGTCCGATTGTGGCGGCGAGCTAGCTTTTGGCATCGTTTTTTCCTTTCGTTCGTAGCAGTTCCGAAAGAGACTGTAGCGCGCTCTCTCTTTGCGCTAACCCCCATTCGGGGCTGTTGATGGCGGCTACCAATTGCCGCACGTGTGTTTGTTGGAAGCTAGCCAACCGCTCGTAGGCGGCGAACATCCTGGCAAACTTGGCGAGTTCCGCTTGTTCGAACAGCGTCAGGTCTTTTGTTGTGGTTGTCATATTCCCTTGCGCGCTCTCTTCAACGATTTTACCGGCATGGGGGAGCGCCCATGCAGCCGGCGATCCGCATCCGCGGACCGCCGGTATTGTACCTGTGGTGGCGGTCAAGTCAAGGGATAGGTTTCAGTCACGGCTTTTACTCCTGGGCGCCTTGCCGGGCGCCAATGGTTCCGGCTTGTGTTCGCCCCATCGCGCCGCCGGGTCGCGATGGGTGTTCGGCGCCCCTTGCCGCGACGCGCGGCATCGCTTCCCGCTTTTCATTGCTGACTCTCGATCAATTCCACTAGCTTATCCGCGAACCGCGACCACACCGCCGCCCGCGCCGCCTCCGCCCGCGCCGCCTCTGTCAGCGACGGCCACACCGCCGCCTCCGCCAACGCCTCCACCGCATTCGCCGCATTCGCCTCCGTATCCGCCTCCGCCTCCGCCTCCGCCCGCGCCAGCGCCCGCGCCGCCGCCTCCGCCGCCTCCGACGCCGCTGCCGCCGCCGCTGCCTCCGCCTTCGCCGCCGCGGATGATCTGGCCTCGGCCACGACGAACTGCAAAAACGGTTTTTTGATGCCCTTCAAGTCCTGGCCTACCGCGATCGCGGACAGAAACCGTTCCGGCCATCGCTTGGCCTGATCGAGGGGCATTCCCTCGAAGATCCGATCTTCGAGGAGCGCTAGCCAGCGCGGGATACCCAGTTCTGTTTCGTATTTTCTGTGGTCCCATCCGTGGATCGTGCAACCGACCGCGCACCCGCGGCCGCCTTCCCAATAAATCCCCTTGACAATCTTGTCCGCCGCCGCGTGAGCGCGGACGCGGGAAAGGTACTTGGCCTTGATCGCCTTTTTCCCATGGAACGCTTTCATAATTTTTGCTCCTCCTTCGTGTTGGCCGCCTCCTCGATCAGCGCGATGAGCGTCTCCGCGAAGTGCGAATAAGCCTCCGCCCGCGCCGCCTCCGCCCGCGCCACCAACGCCGCCTCTGCCTGTGGCGTCTCCACTCGCGCCGCCGACCACGCCACCGCCCGCGCCTTCGCCGCCGCCGCCGACCACGCCGCCGCGTCCGCCGCCGCCAACGCATCCGCCGCCACCGCCGCCGCGGCCGTTCGCGCCACCTCCTGAAGCGCCGCGGCCTCCGCCTGCGCCGCCGACGCCTTTACCTGCGCGGCCGTCGATGCCTTCGCCGCCGCTTGCGCCGCAGCCTCCGCCCGCGCCTCCGCCGCCCGCGCCGCCGACGATCTGGCATCGGCCACGACGAACGCCAGAAACGGCGCCTTCACGGCTTCAAGGTCCTGGCCTACCGCGATCGCGGAGAGGAACCGCTCAGGCCAGAGTTTGGCTTCCTCGAGGGGCAACCCCTCGAAGATCTGATCTTCGATGACCGCTAACCACCGCGGAATACCTAGCTCCGCTTCGTATTTTCCATAGTCCGATCCGTGAACGGTGCAACCGACTGCGCACCCGCGGCCGTCCTGCCAGTAGAACCCCTTTTCAATCTCGTCTGCCGCTGCGTGGGCGCGAACGCGATCAAGGTAGAGCGACTTGATTGCCGCGTCATCGTGGAACGCTTTCATGATTTTTGCTCCTCCTTTGTGTTGCCCGCCTGTTCAATCAATTCAATTAGCTTATCCGCGAAGTATGAATAAGCCTCCGCTTGCGCCGCCTCTGCCAGCGATGGCCACACCGCCGCCTCCGCCAACGCCTCCACCGCATTCGCCGCATTCGCCTCCGTATCCGCCTCCGCCTCCGCCTCCGCCCGCGCCAGCGCCCGCGCCGCCGTCGCCGCCGACCACGTCGCCGCCTCCGCCGCCCGCGCCGCCGCCAACGCCGCCGACGCCGCCTCCCACGCCGCCGATTCCGACGCCGCCGCCTCCGCCGCCTCCGACGCCGCTTCCGTTGCAGTCAACGCCTCCGTTAACGCCGATGTTGCCCGCGCCGTCGCCGACCGCGCCGACTCTTTGGCGTCCGCCACGACGAACGCCAAAAACGGCTTCTTCACCTTTTCCAAATCCTGGCCGACGGCGATCGCAGCCAGGAACTTCTCAGGCCAGAGCTTGGCCTGATCGAGGGGCATTCCCTCGAAGATCCGATTTTCGAGGAGCGCCAGCCACATTGGGATACCCAGCTCCGTTTCGTAGGCCGCGTGATCCGATCCGTGGATCGTGCAACCGACTGCGCATCCGCGGCCGCGCTGCCAGTAGAACCCCTTTTCAATCTCATCCGCCGCCGCATGGGCGCGGATGCGGGAAAGGTACTTGGCCTTGATCGTTTTCTTCCCATGGAACGCTTTCATGATTTTTTCTCCTCCTTCGTGTCTGGCGAATTCTCAATCAATGAGATGAGCTTCTCCGCGAACCGCGCCCATGCCGCCTCCCACGCCGCCGGCCACGCCGCCCGCGCCTCCCACGTCGCCAGCGCCGCGGCCGCCCGCGGCGCCGCCCGTCCCGCCGCCGCCGCCGCTTCCGCCGCCTCCCACACCGCGTCCGCCGCCCGCGCCGCCGCATCCGCCTCCGCCGCCGCCCGCGCCGCCCACGCCGCCGCCTTTGCCGCCGCCGTCCGCGCCGCCGCCCGCGCCGTCGTCCGCGCCGCCGTCGATGCTGCCCGCGCCTCCGCCAACCGCGCCGACTCTTTGGCGTCCGCGACGACGAACGCCAAAAACGGCTTCTTGATGGCCTCCAAATCCTGGCCTACCGCGATCGCGGACAGAAACCGTTCCGGCCATCGCTTGGCTTTCCCCATGGGCAACGCCTCGAAGATCCAATCTTCGAGGAGCGCTAACCACACTGGAATCCCGAGCTCCGTTTCGTAGGCCGCGTGGTCATCACCGTGAACGGTGCAACCGACTGCGCACCCGCGGCCGCGCTGCCAGTAGAACCCTTTTTGAATTTCGTCCGCCGCCGCATGGGCGCGGATGCGGGAAAGGTACTTGGCCTTGATCGTTTTCTTCCCATGGAACGCTTTCATGATTTTCTCCTTCCTTTTTTTTTGTGCCGGCGATGCGGGCCGGCCCACCGATCAGCGGGTTTCAGTTTCCGCCGACTCTCTTAATTCGAAAAAAAAGATCCGGGCGTTTGATTTTTTTTCGAAAATTTTTCGAAACCACCGATGCCGGTGCCGGCGCCGCCGCCAAATTTACCCGGCGTTACCGCCTAACTCGATCAGCGCGATTAGCTTGTCCGCGAATTTCATCCATGATGCTTCGCGCGCCTCCGTGCGCGCCACAGCCACCGCCTCGGCCATCGCCTGGGCCACCGCCGAAGCCATAGCCTCGGCCATAACCTTCCGCGCCGTCCACTCCAACGCCTCCGCGGCCTCCTCCGCGGCGGCCAACGCCGTCCGCGCCACCGCATCCGACACCGTCCACGCCGCCGAATCCGGCATCATCCACGCCTCCCACGCCGCCTCCTCCGCCGCCGCCCGCGCCGCCGATTCCGACGCTGCCGCCTCCGCCGCCGTCGCATCCGACGCCGTCCACGCCGTCCACGCCGCCTCCGCCGCCCGCGCCGCCTGCGACGTGGCCCACTCCGTCCACGCCGCCTCCGTCGCCCGCGCCGATTCTTTGACGTCCGCCACGACGAACTGGAGAAACGGTTTTTTGATGCCCTTCAAGTCCTGCCCCACCTCGATGGCCGACAGGAACCGCTCAGGCCATCGCTTGGCCTGATCGAGGGGCATTCCCTCGAAGAGGCGATCTTCGAGACACCCGAGCCATGCCGGGATACCCAGCACGGTCTCGTAGGTCGTGTATTGCGGGCACTCCCGGCCCGCACCAATCGCTGTCGATAGACCCAGACCCAGCCTCTCCCCCTCCTCCGCCGCCGCCGCGTAGCGGCGGAGCCAGTCAAGGTATCTCGCCTTGATTGCCGTGTTGTTATGAAATGCGCGCATTTGTCCTTCTCCTTTTTTGGCCGACGACGGCCGGCTCGCCGATCGGCGGGTTTCAGTTTCCGCCAACGCTTTTGATTCGAAAAAAAGATCCGTGGCGTTTGAAATCTTTTTCGAAAATTTTTCGAAACCACCGATGCCGGCGCCGGCGATTCCGCCGCCAAATTTACCCGGCGTTACCGCCTAACTTGATCAGGGCGATTAGCTTGTCCGCGAACCGCGACCATGCTGCCTCCCACGCCGCCCGCCCCGCGGCCGCCCGCGCCTCCCACGCCGCCGCCCACGCCGCCCGTCCCGCGGCCGCCGCCGCCGCCGCTGTTCGCGCCGCCGACCACGCCGCCGCATCCGCCGCCCGCGCCTCCCACGCCGCCGCCCACGCCGCCCGTCCCGCCGCCTCCGCCGCCGCCGCCGCCGCGGCCGCCTGCGCCGCCGCATCCGCCGCCACCTCCGCCAACGCCTCCGCCGCATCCGCCTCCGCCGCCGCCCGCGCCACCGCCACCGCATCCGCCCGCGCCGCCGCATCCTCCGCCACCTCCGCCGCCACCTCCGCCAACGCCTCCGCCGCATCCGCCTCCGCCGCCGCCCGCGCCACCGCCACCGCATCCGCCCGCGCCGCCGTCGATGCTGCTCGCGCCGCCGACCGCGCCGACTCTTTGGCGTCCGCGACGACGAGCGCCAAAAAGGGCGCCTTGATTTTGTCCAAGTCCTGGCCGACGGCGATCGCGGACAGAAACCGCTCGGGCCATCGCTTGGCCTGATCGAGGGGCATTCCCTCGAAGATCCGATCTTCGAGCAGCGCCAGCCACGCTGGGATACCTAGCTCCGTTTCGTAGGCCGCGTGGTCATCACCGTGAACGGTGCAACCGACCGCGCACCCGCGGCCAGCTTCCCAGTAGAACCCCTTTTCAATCTCATCCGCCGCCGCATGGGCGCGGATGCGGGAAAGGTACTTGGCCTTGATCGTTTTCTTCCCATGGAACGCTTTCATGATTGCTTCTCCTTCGTGATCAGCGCAATTAGCCTTTCCGCGAATCTCATCCATGATGCTTCGCGCGCCTCCGTGCGCGCCACAGCCACCGCCTCGGCCATCGCCTCGGCCATCGCCTCGGCCATGGCCTCCCGCGCCGCCTCCCGCGCCTGGGCCACCGCCGAAGCCATAGCCTCGGCCATAACCTTCCGCGCCGTCCACTCCAACGCCTCCGCGGCCTCCTCCGCGGCGGCCAACGCCGTCCGCGCCACCGCATCCGACACCGTCCACGCCGCCGAATCCGGCATCATCCACGCCTCCCACGCCGCCTCCTCCGCCGCCGCCCGCGCCGCCGATTCCGACGCTGCCGCCTCCGCCGCCGTCGCCGCCCGCGCCGCCTGCGACGTGGCCCACTCCGTCCACGCCGCCTCCGTCGCCCGCGCCGATTCTTTGACGTCCGCCACGACGAACTGGAGAAACGGTTTTTTGATGCCCTTCAAGTCCTGCCCCACCTCGATGGCCGACAGGAACCGCTCAGGCCATCGCTTGGCTTCCTCGATGGGCAGGCCCTCGAAGATCTGATCTTCGAGGAGCGCCAGCCACATTGGGATACCCAGCTCCGTTTCGTAGGCCGCGTGATCCGATCCGTGGATCGTGCAACCGACCGCGTTCCCGCGACCGCGCTGCCAGTAGAACCCTTTTTGAATTTCGTCCGCCGCCGCATGGGCGCGGATGCGGGAAAGGTACTTGGCCTTGATCGTTTTCTTCCCATGGAACGCTTTCATGATTTTCTCCTTCCTTTTTTTTTGTGCCGGCGATGCGGGCCGGCCCACCGATCAGCGAGTTTCAGTTTCCGCCAACGCTTTTGATTCGAAAAAAAGATCCGTGGCGTTTGAAATCTTTTTCGAAAATTTTTCGAAACCACCGATGCCGGCGCCGGCGATTCCGCCGGCACCGCCGCCAAATTTACCCGGCGTTGCCGCCTAACTCGATCAGGGCGATTAGCTTCTCCGCGAACCGCGACCACACCGCCGCCCGCGACACCGACCATGCCTCCGCCGTCGCCGCCGTCGACCACGCCGCCGCCCGCGCCGCCGACCATGTTGCCTCTGCCTCCTCCGCCGCCGCTGCCCGCGCCGCCTCCGCCGCAAACCACGCCGCCGCCTCCGCCGTCCGCGCCGCCGACCACGCCGCCCCCTCCGCCGTCCGCGCCGCCCCCATCACGTCCGCCTCCGCCCGCGCCGCCGCATCCTCCAGCACCTCCGCCCGCGCCTCCGCCGCCCGCGCCGATTCTTCGGAGTCCGAGACGGCGAACGCCAGAAACGGAGCCTTCACGGCTTCCAAGTCCTGGCCGACGGTGATCGCCGCCAGGAACCGCTCGGGCCATCGCTTGGCTTCCTCGAGGGGCAACCCCGCGAAGATCCTATCTTCGAGGAGCGCCAGCCACATTGGGATACCCATCTCCGTTTCGTAGGCCGCGTGATCCGATCCGTGGATCGTGCAACCGACCGCGTTCCCGCGGCCGCGCTGCCAGTAGAACCCTTTTTGAATTTCGTCCGCCGCCGCATGGGCGCGAACGCGATCAAGGTATCTCGACTTGATTGCCGCGTTGTTATGAAATGCGAGCATTTGCTTTTCCTTCCTCTTTTTGTTGTGCCGGCGACGGCCGGCCCACCGATCGGCGGGTTTCAGTTTTCGCCAACGCTTTTGATTCGAAAAAAAAGATCCGTGGCGTTTGAAATCTTTTTCGAAACCACCGATGCCGGCGCCGTCCGATACCGCCGGCGCCGCCGCCAAATTTACCCGGCGTTACCGCCTAACTTGATCAGGGCGATTAGCTTGTCCGCGAAGCGCGACCACGTCGGCGACCACGCATGCACCCATGCCGCATCCATCCGCGCCCACGACCGCGCCTCCTCCGCCGCCGCCTGCGCCGCCGCCGCCGCCTGCGTTGCCGCCTTCGTTGCCGCCGCCGCATCCGCCGCCGACCACGCCGCCGCATCCGCCGCCGCCGCCGCCGTCGTTCGCGCCGCCGCCTGAAGCGCCGCCGCCGCCGCCTGAAGCGCCGCCGCCGCCGCCCGCGCCGACCACGCCGCCGCATCCGCCGCCGCCGCCTCCGCCGCCGCCCGCGCCGCAAACCACGCCGCCGCCTCCGCCGCCACCTCCGCCGCCGCCCGCGCCGCCCACGCCGCCGCCTTTGCCGCCGCCGCCCGCGCCGCCGCCCGTGCCACCGTCCGCGCCGCCGTCGATGCTGCCCGCGCCTCCGCCAACCGCGCCGACTCTTTGGCGTCCGCGACGACGAACGCCAGAAACGGCGCCTTCACGGCTTCAAGGTCCTGGCCGACGGTGATCGCCGCCAGGAACTTCTCAGGCCATCGCTTGGCTTCCTCGATGGGCAGGCCCTCGAAGATCTTATCTTCGAGAAGCGCTAACCACGCTGGGATACCTAGCTCCGTTTCGTAGGCCGCGTGATCCGATCCGTGGATCGTGCAACCGATTGCGCACCCGCGGTCAGCTTCCCAGTAGATCCCCTTGACAATCTCGTCCGCCGCCGCATGGGCGCGGACGCGGGAAAGGTACTTGGCCTTGATCGTTTTCTTCCCATGGAACGCTTTCATGATTGCTTCTCCTTCGTGTTGCCCGCCTGTTCAATCAATTCAATTAGCTTATCCGCGAAGTATGAATAAGCCTCCGCTTGCGCCGCCTCTGCCAGCGACGGCCACACCGCCGCCTCCGCCAACGCCTCCACCGCATTCGCCGCATTCGCCTCCGTATCCGCCTCCGCCTCCGCCCGCGCCGCCGTCGCCGCCGACCACGCCGCCGCCCGCGCCGCCGACCACGCCGCCGCATCCGCCGCCTGCGCCGCCGCCGCCCGCGCCGCCCGCGCCGCCCACGCCGCCGCCCGCGCCGCCGCCTTTGCCTCCGCCGCCCGCGCCGCCGTCCGCGCCGCCGCCTTCGTTGCCGCCTTCGTTGCCGCCGCCGCCTCCGCCAACGCCGATGTTGCTCGCGCCGCCGCCGTCGCCGCGGATGATCTGGCCTCGGCCACGACGAACTGCAAAAACGGTTTTTTGATGCCCTTCAAGTCCTGACCTACCGTTATCGCGGACAGAAACCGTTCAGGCCATCGCTTGGCTTCCTCGATGGGCAGGCCCTCGAAGATCTTATCTTCGAGGAGCGCCAGCCACATTGGGATACCCAGCTCCGTTTCGTAGGCCGCGTGGTCATCACCGTGAACGGTGCAACCGACTGCGCACCCGCGGCCAGCTTCCCAGTAGAACCCCTTTTGAATCTCATCCGCCGCCGCATGGGCGCGGATGCGATCAAGGTAGAACGACTTGATTGCCGCGTTGTTATGAAATGCTCGCATTTGTCCTTCTCCTTTTTTGGCCGACGACGGCCGGCTCGCCGATCAGCGGTTTTCAGTTTCCGCCGACGCTTTTGATTCGAAAAAAAGATCCGTGGCGTTTGAAATCTTTTTCGAAACCACCGATGCCGGCGCCGGCGATTCCGCCAATACCGGCGCGCCACCGATGCCGGCGCCGGCGATTCCGCCGGCGCCGCCACCAAATTTGATCAGGGCGATTAGCGTCTCGGCGAACCTAGACCACACCCACGCCTCCACCTCCGCCAACGCGGCTTTTGCTGCATCCGCCCGCGCCGCCGCCGCCTCCGCCACCGCACGCGCCGCTTCCGCCTCCGCTTCTGCCTCCGCCGCCCACCGCGCCGACGACCACGCATCCGCCGCCGCCAACGCCGCCGCCGCACGCGCCTCCCGCGCCTCCTCCGCCGCCTCCGCCGCCGCCGACCGCGCCGCCGCTGCCTCCCACGCCGCCACCGTCTCCGCCTCCTCAGCCGCCGCCGCCGCCGCCGCCGCGGCCGTTCGCGCCGCCGACCGCCATGTGGCTGCCTCCGTCGCCGCCGACACCGCCGCCGCCGCCTGCGCCTCCGCCGCCTCCGCCGCCTCCGCCGCCTCCGCCAACAATACCACAGTCGCGGCGGCCGCGGCGGCTCGCGCCGCCCACGTCACCGCCAACGCATCTGCCGGCGCCGGCGCCCGCGCCGCCGCCCGCGACGAATAGGCGGCCGCTGCCTCCGCATCCGCCGCCGCCTCCGCCGCTTGAAGCGACGCCCACGTCGGGGCCGCCCGCGCCTCCGCCGCCCGCGCCCACTCTTTGGCGTAGGCGACGACGATATGCAAAAACAGGGTCTGGACCTTGTCGAGGTCCTGACCTACCGAAATGCTGGCCAACAACCTTGTTGGCCATCGCTTGGCCGCTTCGGGGGGCAACCCCGCGAAGATCCAATCTTCGAGGAGCGCCAGCCATGTGGGCAGACCGATCTGCCCGTACTCTTCGTAATCCAATCCATGGACCGTGTAACCGGTCGCGTTCCCGCGACCGTCGGTCCAGTAAAATCCATTTTCGAGACCGCCAGCCGCTGCTACGCGGCGAACGCGGCGGAGGATTTTGTCTTTGACAGCTACGGAGCCGTGAAACGCGCGCATTTGTCCTTCTCCTTTTTTGGCCGACGACGGCCGGCTCGCCGATCGGCGGGTTTCAGTTTTCGCCGACTCTCTTAATTCGAAAAAAAAGATCCGGGCGTTTGAAATCTTTTTCGAAACCACCGATGCCGGCGCCGGCGATTCCGCCGGCACCGCCTCCGCTTCCCACGGCGACGCCCACGCCCACGCATCCGCCACCGCTTCCGCCCGCGCCGCCGCTTCCGCTACGAGTTTTCCTCCAAGGTTTTGTGCCTCTCGCGGCGCTGCGCGATGTACGTTTGGGCGGCCATCCAGCCGCGAACGTAAGCGCAGGCGACTTCGTCTACGGTCCGGTTGCGTGGTAGCTTGCCGACCGGGCATAACGGGGACAGGAAGGTCCTTGCACAGTGTTGGCGCATCCGTTCATGCCAACCCTGGGCGAAGGCGATTTGTGCTGGATTGGCCAGCCCAACGTATTTCTTACGCTTGGCCCGATACAGAATGTTGCCACCGTAGACTTTCATTTTCACTCTCCCTATTCCGCCAAGTTTTTGTGTCCCCTCCACCCATTGGCGGGATGGGTGGAAGAGGGTTCCTTCGTCTTATTGTCTTATTGGGCCGCCTCTTCAATCAGCGCGATGAGCTTGGCCGCTAATCGCGTAATCGCGGTGTCGAAGGTGCAGACGCCCGAATGGGCGGCCGCCCAGGCCGCCGAATTGGCCGCCTCCTGCGGTGCCCTTTGGCCAGCCCGTTCTGCTTCCAACATAGCCAACCAACGATCGCCCATTTGGGCAATCGGCGCCCGCTGGTGCGCGTCCGCGGGCGGCGCCTTTGCTTCCGCCTCCACCACCTCCTGCACGTACTCCGCGCACCGTGTCGCCGATGACATCGCTAACGCATTCGTTGCCTTTGCCTCCGCAACCTCCGCCGATTCTTTGGCGAAGGTCGCGGCGAACGCGAGAAACGGAGCCTTCACGGCTTCCAAGTCCTGGCCGACGGTGATCGCCGTCAGCAATCGAGCCGGCCAAGAGATGTCCTCCGTCCCCTCGAAAATCCAGTTTTCGAGCCCCCCGAGCCAACGGGGTATCCCGAGCCTACGTTCGTAGGCAACGAACGCTTCCCCCCCGAGGGAAAGCCCGACTTCTGTGAGCAAACCCTCCCATCTCCCAGCCCCACGGTATTGTGGAGGATTTGGCGTCCATGCCATCTCCTCCAACCCTAATTCCTGGCCGGCTTTGACGGCCTCACGTACATCCTGCACGTACTCCGCATGCGCCACCGCCGCTAAGGCGGCTGATTTACGAACGCGGGAAAGATACCGCGCCTTGAGCTTTTTACTACCGTGAAACGCTTTCATGATTTTCTCCTTCCTCTCTTTGTTTTGGCCGGCGACGGCCGGCCCACCGATCAGCGGGTTTCAGTTTCCGCCGACGCTTTTGATTCGAAAAAGATAGCCGTGGCGTTTGATTTTTTTTCGAAAATTTTTCGAAACAGGCTTTTTACCGTCGGCGAGCCGTCCGATACCGCCGGCGAAGGGGGGGGGGATTAGTGGTGCAGCGCCGCCGACAAAGAAGAACTATAAGCGAAAGGAAACGGATAACGGAAACAACCAAAAACGGCCAATCACGACCAACGAAAGAAACGCAATCCGCTATGCAGCGCCCCAAGAACGCCACAAGGCAGGACGCGCCGCCGGCGATTCCGCCGGCACCGCCGCCAAAGTATCGGAAACCGAACGCCAGCGCGCCGCCAGCGAGCCGCCGGCGAGCCGTCTGCAAGCCGTCTGCAAGCCGTCTGCAGTCACCAAAATAGTGTACAAATGTACACTATTTTTTGGCCGCCGCTACTGCCGTTTTTTGCGTAACCTTTTGCGCTGCAAGCGTTTGTGTCGTTCGGAACGGTGTTGGGTGCCGGGCACCCCGTCCTTGCTGGTGTACGGTGCAGGAGTGGTGTGCGGGGCAGGAGTGGCGTGGTGCAGCGGCAGGAGTGGCGTGGTGCAGGTGCAGTGCGGCCGGCCATCGCACGCGATCTGCCGGGATTGCGTACGATCGGCCGGGGGGGTACTGGCCCGTCCTGGTCCGGCCCAATATCTATCTTCCCCTCCCGGAATTTTTGAGCCAAAAACGATTTTTGCTACCCAGCCGCAGATTTTCCAAAATCTCCAAGTGTGTCATTTTGACACACTTTTAGCGCGCCCGGTTTGTGCGCCCGTGCGCACACGGGAGCAAAACCGGGAGCGCGGAAGTTTACTGACGACTCAATGCGCCCGCTTTCTGCACCTCTCTTTAGGAGTGCAGAAAGCGGGCGCATGGTCGATCGTAAACGAATTTTGCGGGGGTATTTGAATTTTTCGTCAATATCGGTTTTTCACGAATGCGCAGTCGGGAGCGCGCATAACAGTATAATTGCGCCTCCGCTTTGCTTTGCGCAATCGGGAGCGCTAGAGATTTTACAAAATCTTGGTGAAGTCCACAAACCCATCGTGTCTTTGCCGTCGCGTCTGCGTGGCGGTATGATTGGTTCATGGGCGGTGGCGGAAACGAATCTGGTGGTGGCGACAACAATCAGGATAGCCTAGTATCCTTGGCTTGCCGCGTTGAGGCTGACAATCAGTCTTGTTGCGAAGCGACCAGCGGTTTTCTTGGCCGACAATTATCACGGACGGGAATGTCTTTGGGCGAGATCGTGATTCCTGAGTGTGACACGACTTGGATTACGGCCTTGAGTGCCCTTGGTGCGATAGAGTTGTTGGAGGATGGTTGGGATGGTGCTGGGTCACTGGCTCCTTCCGGCCGGGTCGTTGACCATGCGGAGTGGTTTCTGTTAAAGGCCAAGCTTGCTGGGAGCGATCCGCCGGTGCGAGCAGTTGCTGGGCATGAGGGGACGGTGGTCTTTGAGTGGCGAGATCACGGGATGTATGTCAAGGTTGAGATTTGGGGCGCCGAAGAGGGCGAGCACACGATTATGGGAATGGGGGCCAATCCAGATTATCGTCCTTAGTTTAGTGGTGCGATGACGGCGTTCTTGTGGAGTGCGAGATTTGGTGGGAGGACAAGGTTGTTTGGACCAAGAAGCGGGTGAAGCCGTTATTGAAGTGATTGGTTTTTCGCCTTGATCTTCAGCATGATGTTTGCGGCGCGAGCGCCACCCACGCCGTACTTTTCGCGGATTTTGCGCCAGGTGGCTTCCTGGCCCGCCATTTCTTCGGCAATTTCGTCGTCGGTTAGTTCCCGATCGGCCTTGTTGGGGGTGTACGCCTTCTGGCCGGCAATTCGCGTTGGCCAAATTAGGCCCTTTGCGACAGCGGCGGAAATGAGGCGGCGGATTTTGGTGACGGGGATGCCGTCGCGAAGGGCGATCTCGGTGGATTCGGAAACCGATCGGGCTTCGTCGAAATACCTTTCGGCGAACTCCTCGGTGGTGATCCCCGCGATTCGTTCGGCGTCTCGGCCTTGGCGACCATGGCGCCCCTTGGGAGCCTTGAGGTCGTTTGGGTCGAGGTTTTCGTTGGCCATCCAGAGCGGATAGACCCAACAGAGAACTTGTTTTTCGGGGGTTCGCCATGACCTGCAGGCGGCTTCAACGGTGACGCAACCTTCCTCGGCGTGCCGGCGGAATATGACATGAGTATCGCAAGCGCGGGACATGGACCCGCCGCCAGACCCAATGTCGGTGATCTCCTTGTTGGACTGGTCCCCTTTGGTGGAGTGGTGAACAATCGTGAACGCAGCGCCAGTGAGTTTTGCGAGTCGGTCGATCTGGTTGTACATGTTGGAAATGTCGGCGTTGGAATTCTCGTCATCCCCTTTGGCGACGAACCGATAGAAGGCGTCAAGGACCACCAAGTCGAGTTCGTCTTTGGCGTAAGCGGCGATCCAATTTTCGATGCCTTCCAGGTCGCACAGTTCGCCGCGCAGCGACAGGATGGAGAGCCGATCGCCCAAATCATCAGCGGTGATTCCTCTGGCCTCCATAACCCTCCTGAGTCGGTCTGTGAAGGTTTCTGGATGAAGCTCGTTGTCGATGACGAGAACACGGCCGGGTGGTGTCTCGTAGCCCAACCATCCTTTTCCGGTCGCGATCGATAGCGACAGGTCGACGACCAGAAACGATTTACCGACCTTTGATGGCGCGATGATGTTCATCGTTTCTGTTTTTCGGAGGAGGCCGACCCCGGCGTCGTTCCCGATTACCGGTGGTAACAGGCTCGGATAATCGGCGAGGTATTGCGTCGCAAGGGGAGCCTTTTGGTGGTAGCCGTTTGATTCGATTGTTGGCTCGGCCTCCTTCAGGATTTCGGCCGTAACCTCTGGCGCGGCGTCCACCAGGGCAATCAGCGAGTCCGGCGACCCATCGGCGTCAAACCAATCCGAAATGTCGCCCTTTGGCGGAACTCCTGGCAGGTCGATGATTTTACAGCACGCGGCGATCCCGCTGACGGCGAGGGCAATTCCCTTCGCATGTTTGCGGCCTGGGTCGTCATTGTCGGGGACGATAACGACAAACTTGTCGCGAAAGTAGTCGTTGTATTCCGGCTTCCACTTTCCCGCTCCGCCGACGTTACAGGTCGCGTTAAACCCATGAGCGATTAGCCGGTCGGCGTCCTTCTCGCCTTCGACCACGAACACCATTGATCGTGCCGGCGATGCGACCAATTCCGGTAAGTGGTAGAGAACCCGCCGCGCGTTGGTCATGTTTTGTATCCAGCCGCCGCTACCGTCCGGCCGGCGCTGGAAAAACTTCTTAGGCTCGGTCCTTACTGATTGGTATATCAGTTTGCCGTTTTCGTCGCGGTAGTCGTATGTGGCGACGATCCGCCTTCCTTGTGACGGTTTTTGCTCGCCGCCGAACAGCCCGATGGCGTCGGCCAAGGCTCGGAAGTCGCACCCGGCGAAGCATTTAAAGAGGACGTGTCCGCCGCTTTGGGTAATTTGGAGAGAGGCTTTATCGTCTTCGTGGCACGGGCATTTAGCCATCCATCGGTTTTTGCCGCTCGGTTTGCCTCCCAGTTGGGCGACAATCTCCTCAGCGGTTTTCATCCAACAGTCCTTTGTCCGTGTGTTAGTCGATCAGCATGAGTATGATAAGCTCGTGATTTGTTCGTCGGCGTGGATTTCGATTCCCGTCACAGCCTGCCAAGCGAGCCAATAGGCGTCGATCATGTCTGTGTTTCCCATCATGTTGTAGCCGAATTTGGTGTTTCCGCAGCTGGCGATTCGACCAACGATTTTTGCTTGTTGATCCATCAGCAGCTACATCCGAATTTGACGCCGTTTTGCAGCTCGCGGTCCACGTTGATCCCGGTGAGCACGGAGTAGCATCTCAAAAACATCTCCTTGTGGCGGTTTAGGTCAATGGCCACGTCCTGGGCGCTGCCTTTGTCGCAAAGGTACGTGATGTCTTTTTCTCCAGTAGGTTTGCAGTTTTCGTCGCAGAGTTCGTATTCGTAAGCGTGGTTGTAAACGACAGCGCATGCAGGGCCTTCGTTTTGAAACTGGCCGCAAAGGACGGCTTCGAGCTTGTCGAATGTGGTGTGGTTTTTTGCGCAGAAGTTGTCCATCCACTGCTTGGCTCGCTCCTTGGTTATTTGCACGCCGTCGAGGGCGGGATGCATCCAGTTGTGCCGAAGATTCACGGCGGTTCGCGGGCGGAGGAATAGCCAGAAAATCGCGTCTTTTCTGACTGTCCACACGATGAAAGGATCGACAATCCCGATGCCGGTTGTGTATTTTCCGGCCGGGACGGCCATGCCGTCCTTGTCGAGGGTTACGTCTTCTCCGGCCTCAAGATCGCATGACGCCTTTACGGCCATGACGGCGACGTGAACAGCATCCCGAACGCCCATCATTTCCTCGCCGGCCTCCTGGCCGATGATCGGTTCGAGCTTCATTCTGATCTCCGGTCATTGCAATTCATAGCTATCTCCGCAAACATGGATTTTTGGCGGCGCCTCATCTTCGGTTAAGCGGCTTACGGAGAATCGTAGTATTTGGGCGATTTCGATTAAATCTGTGGACGAAATGGCCCGCTTTCCGACCTCCCAGTTATGGATACTGTTCCGGTGAACACCAATCAGGTCGGCCAATACCGATTGCGACATATGCGATGCTTTTCGCCATTGCCGAATTTTACAACCAATCTGTGCGTGCAATGACTTTTTCACCATAAATCACCATCCGTGATCGGGTCGTAGGGCGTTTTCATCCAGTCGATGTATCCATTTCCAGTTTCGGAGTCGCGCCAATCCTTGGTTGCCGCCGCAATGGCTGACCTCGCGGCGACTGGACTCGGCGATTCCTCGCCAAATTTGATCGCCTTGATTCGCTCGAATTTCTCTCCGCGCGTCGCGGCAACCTTGATGAATGACGGCGCTTTGCGGCCGAAGTCCTCATCATTCATCAGCGCGACCGCGTAGCCGGTCACGTTGGGGACGATCGTGCCGGGGAACCGGTCGAGCCACCACTTGACCGCCTTTTCTCTCGCATAGCCTCTATGCTGGAAGCAAACCCACTCCTTCACGGTGCGCCCGCCATCACAGATATACTCCACCCGCATCGTCGGCAAGCCCGGTGAATCTGATGTGGCGGGGTTTTTGCGGTGGACGTGGTACGAAACCGAATGAACGGAGAGCCATTCGGTGACCGGTCCGCCACCCAAAATGTCGCCGTCGAACGCCTTTTTGTCGTGGTTGATCCTTCTGCCGTCGCCGGCCGGGAATTCGTACCCGCACTCCGGGCAAATCTTTTCGTTGCTGTAGCCCGCCGTTCGGCATTGCGGGCACACCCGAACGGTCGGCTCGGAACTCAGTCCGGCGGTGTTCAGCTTGGCCGGCTTGATCTTTCCGAGCGGCCCGTGTCGCATGACGTTGCCGCCGAAATCGAGGACGAGACAGTTCGGCTTCCCTTCGCACCGGCGGAAACCTCGGCCGACCATTTGGTAGTACAGCCCTGGCGACGCGGTGGGCCGCAATAGCACGATGCCATCCACGTTGGGTGCGTCAAACCCCTCGGTCCAGACTTCGCAGTTGATCGCCCATCGGACCTTGCCGGCCTTGAAGTCGTTCGCGATGTCGTCGCGGTCGTAGGAGGGTGTTTTGCCGGTGATCATTTCGACACGATCGGCCGGGCATCTCGCCCTTAACTCGGCGGCGACCATTTCGACGTGTTCGATGGACACGCAAAAGACGAGACAGGAGCGGCGTCCTTCGGCCCGCTTGATCGTCTCGAAAACGGCATGGGCCACCCGATCGGCGTTTTTCATCAGATCGCTGGCTTCTTCCTTGACGAATTCTCCGGCACGAATGTGTAGTCCGCTGGTATTGGCGTCATTCACCGCTTGTTTGGTGACAAGTCCGCACAGGTAGCCTTGCTCAATCAAATCGATCAGTCCGGACTCGTGGACGGTGGTAGTCAAGATTTCGCCCTTGGCGACCAGCGGGCCGGTGCCGGTTCGGTAGGGGGTTGCGGTCAGGCCGGCGACCAAAAGGCTTGGATTGATCTTTTTGGCGTTGGCGATAGCCTGCCGGTACATGCCGAATCCGCTCGGTGGTATCCGGTGCGCCTCGTCGATAAGCAAGACGTCGAGTTTAGGGAACATCTCCATGTGGCGGTAGACGCTCTGGATTTGGCCGCAGGTGATTCGCGAATGGGTGTCACGCGATCCCAGCGATGCGGAGTATACGCCGCAATTCATCGGCGACCCAAGCTCCCTAGTGGTGTGCTCCACCCGGTCGGCGGTCTGCTGGATCAGTTCTTTGCGGTGCGCGAGGATCATCGCGCGTTTGCCTGCGGCAACGGCGTCGATGCAAATTTGTGCCATGACGGGGGTTTTGCCGCCTCCGGTCGGAATGACGATCGCAGCGCCGCTTTCGGGCGACTTAGCCCAGTGGTCGTATAGGCTCGCGATTGCGGCCTTTTGATAATCGCGGAGGATCATTCATGCATCCAAACCTGAAGCAAAACGGATTGCGACCATCCGCCGGGAACACCAGTAATGAACGATAGCAGGTATTGTTCGTGGCAGGATGCCCATACTGCCTCTTCCAACAGCGATTTGTCGTTTTTGGTCATTGCATCTACTCCAACAAAAAACCCGCCGCCCTGGGGTCAGACAGGGCGACGGGCGAACCCTCGCGGGCGTGCTCGGTCGTCGGCTGACCCCGACAGGAAACGTAGTCTAGTACGCCTTTATGTCCTTGTCAAGCATTTCTTGTTGAATCGAATCGACTAGTTGTTTGTGGCCTGTTTCCGCCTCTTCCCACGTCGCATACCGGTACATTTCTCCGTCCCGGTCTCCGCCGAAAACCAGCGTCTCGAAAAGCAGTGGCGGGCCTTCGTCCGAGAAGTTGTGATCGATGGCCAGAAACACGGTGGAAATTTTCGCTCGTCCGATATAGTCAAGGGCTAGCCGGTGATCATTCCGGCCGAGACGTTCGGACCATTCGTCAAGCGAGCATGGGACAGGACGTTTTTTGCACAGCTTAAACAACTTGCTCATCTTCTTTTTCCCTTGAGCCGACCGGCCGGTGCGTCTCGATGAAGAAAGGGGCGCGCCGATTGGCCAAATGCGCCGCCCGGTGGCGGCGTCCACATCCTATCGGCTTATTTTGTTGGTGTCAATCCCTATCGGCCCAAAATTTTCCTCCACCCATTTCGTCGCTGTTCCCGGCGCCAGTCGGATCATTATGGTCTTGCAGGCCGGGTGATTGGTTCCAGCAATTTCGACGACTGTTTTTCCAGGGATTTCCACGTCGATAGTCACTACATCGTAGGGGAATTTTTTTGTGTCCTCTGGTTGTTGTTCGGCCAGGATGTTTGCCGACAGGATTTTGATGTAGCCTTTCATTTGATTCCTTTCTTAAATCCAAGGGCCGGTCGGCCATGCAGGAGAAACCGGCCGACCCCTGGCAGTAGCCCCCACTAAGAGCTACGTTTCGGAAATATCACCTAATCGCGAAGCACGCCATTATTAAGATCACAATGATCGTAATAATCGCCAACGCAACGCTAAACCGAATATCGGACTTTGGATCTCGATCAAGAGCCGAGCTTTCCCTCTCTAAATATCCTTTGTACTGTTATGTCTATCTGTTCGTTGAGCCATAACAGTGATTCGCGTAGCTTGTCTGCGTTCTGTGCCATCACTTAGCCCTCCTAACCGCCCACCGACTCGTTATCACTCGCCACCCGTCCTCGAATTCGACCAGCACGGAATTCATTCCGCCACTCGTCAGCACTCTACACCGCTGCCCCTTGCGATGGGGAAGGCGGGTACGCCAGTACCAAATGTGGTCATACATGGTTATCCACCGCCCTCCTCCCTTGCCGCCTGTTCAATCAACTCGATCAGCTTCTCCGCGAACCGCGCCCATGCCGCCTCCCACGCCGCCCGCCCCGCGGCCGCCCGCGCCTCCCGCGCCTCCCACGCCGCCGCCGCCGCCTGCGCCGCCGCCGCCGCCGCCGCCGCCGTTCGCGCCGCCGCCTGAAGCGCCGCCGCCGACCACGCCGCCGCATCCGCCGCCGCCTTTGCCGCCGCCGCCCGCGCCGCCGCCACCGCCGCCGCCACCGCATCCGCCCGCGCCGCCGCGGCCGTTCGCGCCGCCGCCGCCGAGCGCGCCGACTCTTTGGCATCGGCCACGACGAACGCCAGAAACGGCGCCTTCACGGCTTCAAGGTCCTGGCCTACCGCGATCGC